GGTGCTCCATCATTACCGCAAAAGATATATCCAGTGAATAAATTATTTTGTTTGAAAGACGTTCTGTGGGATTTGATCGCATCGCTCCGTGTTTGCATAATGACATTTGCCTTATCCCATACGGATTCATCTACAATCTGCGGAACATGGTTCCCGTCATCTTTGTACATTGTCCATTCGTCCTCTGGCAAAAACTCTTGCTTTTTAGTGAACATATCGACAATTTTTACTTTTCCGCCGCAATAATAGCCTTTGTATTTCGGATTCTTGATTATCTTTTTGATATTATCTCGGCTGAGTTTTCCGCCTTTGTAATTTCGATATCCTTTTTTGTATAGGTATTTCTCAATGGTGGATGTAGACCATTCTCCTGTGGAATATTTTTCAAATATCTCTTTTACCATTGGAGCTGTTTTGGGATCAATCGTAAGCTTTCCGTCTTTCTTGATGTACCCGTATATTCGGGATCCAAGGACTACCCCATTTTTTATTGACTGCGCATGTCCGAATTTTATTCGATTGGAGAGTTTTCTTGATTCATCTTGGGCAATTCCGGACATTATGGTAAGTCTTAATTCACTATCTTCGTCAATCGTATTGATGTTGTCGTTTTGAAACCATACGCATACGCCATACATCAGTAATTCTCTTGTATATTTTATGCTGTCTAAGGTATTTCTCGCAAACCTGGTAATTTCTTTCGTTACGATCATATCAATCTTCCCAGTTTTGGCATCTGCCATCATGCGTTGAAATTCGTCCCTTTTCTCAGTTCGTATTCCCGATATTCCGTTGTCAATGTACGCACCAACAAATACCCAGTTTTTATTTTGAGCAATGAAGTTTCTGTAATATTCATCCTGGTGATGTATAGAAACTTGTTGGTCTTCTGATTCTGTACTTACTCTTGCATAAAAAGCCACTTTTAATTTCAAATCGAAAATACTGCAAGTCTTCAGTATTTCTCTAGTGCGATAAACGTTCATGCCCCGTTCTCCCTTCTGTTTGGAAGAGCAGAGATAAGATTATTATAACTTCTATCTCATCTCCGCTCAATAGTTTAAGCTAATTTTCAGAGAGAATTTCAATGTCAATTTTCTCTTTCATTTCTTTACTGATTAATCCCTGAAGGTATATGTGCTCGTTCAATGCCAGCAATAACGCTTTATTCATGCTACGCTCCTTCCTTTATTGAAAAGGTCTAAAATCCTTTTAAAATACTATAGGTATAATTTCTACGTAAGCTTACTCAAAATGGATTCTAGCGTTTTTTAGTCAATCAATTACTTTATTTTACAACAAATCAAATATATCCAACTGCCCTTTGATTTCATCTTCTTTTTCATCTGTGAAGAATTTGCAGGCTATGTAGTTCGGTTTCCAGTCCACATCTCCATTGTAGTTCAGGCACCTCGGATGTTTTCCAGACCGGTACCGCAGACATTCCTCACATCGGTGATACGGATTTGTTCCGCCGGAATCTTTGTACATTGCGCTTATCTTAATCATATGGATCACCCTCTTCAAACAAACTGTACTTTCTTAAAATTTCCACTTCGTGTTCGCACAACTTTATTTGGCATTCATTGTACAACTGTCGTGCAAGAGTACCGATAGTTGGTTTTCCTTCATTTGCCTGATGCACATATTTGTTACTCTTTTCCACTACGTTCATCAGCTGATCCGGTTCAAAGTCGTACGCTCTATGTAGTGCTAAAAGCAATGTTACGCTGTTCTCAACATTCGCCCAGTCCTGTCCGTCCGTAAATCCTTGTTCGAAACCGGCATTGTAGCTTTTCTCTCTTTCTTCTTCCCTTGCGTTTTCTACAACTTTGTTCAAAACGCTCACGCTTCTATTGATCCCGTCTTCCTTGCCTTTCTGATACGCTTTTTCAATTTCTTCATTTCTAGCTGCCAGAACTTTTTCTCTGGACTCGTCAAACATCCGCTGCATTCTTTCAATCTTTGCAGCTGAATAAGGCATAGTTACCGGTTTCCCTATGAATTTTCTTTTTAACACCGCACTGCTCATTTTCCGCCTCCCATAATGCCTGCTATCATTTGCTGTTTCATTGTTTCCGCTATATGTTCCCGGACGGATTCTTCCGGAAATGGGATCTCAAGTGACCGCTCCAGAATCCGATTGGTGATACGCTCATCATAATTTAGTCGAGAAATACAGTAATTACTTGTGAAAATCGTGATTTTTCGGCTTGTATAGCGTCCGTCGATAATTTCATAGTATTTCTCATTTACCCAGTCTTTTTCGGTTTCTGTACCGAAGTCATCAATGATTAGAATATCCGCTCTTGCAAGTTCGTCAATCAACTGTTCTTCCGTTTTATCCGGGCTGTATCTTTTTCCCCATGTGGATTTGATCTCATCAAGGATTTTCATGGACGTTGAAAATTTTACCTGTTTCTGATGTTTTTCAATCAGTTCATTCGCCAAGCTGCATACCATCCGGGTTTTTCCAGAGCCTTTCGTACTAGAATAAAAATATAGCCCAATTCCCTGTTTTTGCATATCGCTGATATTTTCCACCCAGTAGCGAACAGCTTTCGCAGCCTGCCTTATTGTTTCCCGGCTCTCCGGCAGCTGATATACTGCCGACCGAAAATTATTAAACATTGCATCCTTGTAGATGTCTGGAATCTCTGCAAACTTAAGCTGATTTCTATGAATCATTTTTTTGCGGATACCGCAGGAACACTCCTGGCAGTACGGAACTCCATATTGATCACGGCTCCAAACCCATCCGGAATCATCACATAAACGGCAATGTGTCTGAGTCTCCCTCATCACTGAGCGTTCCGAACGGGATAAGCGGCTCGACTTTTCTTTGAGTTTTTGCACCAGATCCATGTTTCCTGTCCCCATTGTAGTTACCCTCCAAAACCTTTAAGAAATTATTTGGTTTTACAAACCAGTCAAAAGTAATCATCCATCCATTTTTGTTTTCGCCTCTCAGGAAATCGCTGTGGCGGATGTTGTCCATAGCCTTTAAGAGATCGTCCATGCCATACTCTCTTATTCGTCCTTTGAGCATCTGGCATCTTTTTGATGCTGGTTTGATATCCCTGATAGGAGCAATGCCAACATCCTGTAATTTGTTCCACTCCTCAATAACACGTCGGACATCTGTCTGACGAATAGTATCTTTAGATACTATTAAATTATTATCTTTATCTATATCTTTATCTAATTCTATATCTAAACCTTTATCTATATCTGAGAGCGTCTTTGTTGCGTCTTTGTTGCGTCTTTGTTGCGTCTGCCGTCCCGATCGTTCTATTAGCCGAGTATCATCAATCGGATTTCCGCCCGTCAAAGAGTAGCTGCCGTTGTCCTTTAAAAGCAACATTTTCTTTTCGTCAGTATATGATGTTTCAGCATACCGATCTCTTGACAAAGTGTTGTGCATTCTCCAATGCTTAATTACAATCACGCCGTCCTCAAATGTAAGGACAAACCTTTTTGCGATTAATAATCGCAAGTCATCTTCACTTGCTCCTGTGATTTTCATTATCCTTTTTGGATTTCCAATGAATCCATCATCGTCCGCTCTCATGTTTAGATGAAAATAAAGACATTGTGTTGATAACGGCATATCCAAAAATGCGTCACTGTCAACAATTTTCATTGTGAACATTCTTTTATTTGCCAATTCTAAAATTCCTTTCTCCAATTCCTGGTTTTTCAAAAAATGTTTATTTTAATTCAACTTCAATTCCATTGATTTTCAGTTCTCCATTTACCGGAATTACAAGAGATGGAACGCCGTTTATTTCTTTCAGTTCAATCAAAGCAATTTTATCTGGCTGGATGCAGATTGTTGCATCTGATGTTACAATTTTTGCGGTTTTTGAATTATGAATATTGTCAAGAGCAACAGGCTCATTGCTGAAATACATTTCCCAGTTTTCTTTGAAATCCGACAACTTCTCGTCTGGGACTCCGCAATATCCAAAAATCTGTTCCATTTCATCACATGACACGGTTACCATCTCCGGACTATCTTTCTTCTGTTCTCTTACTTCCTGCAAAGATTCAACCAGACTTTCCGCGAAATTGAATGTTGTATTTCCTTCGAAATTGTCCAGGATAAAATCTGAAAAGACATTGATCTCGTTGCCGGGTATACGGGGAATTGGTGCGCCAAGAACGTTTTCAATGAAGTCGGGATGAATATACTTTATGTTTTTGTTGAAATACAAGGTTCCATGAATATCAGTGCTTCTGTCATTGAATACAGGGAATAAGAATCCTGTTTCTGGTCTTGAGACTACCCAATCGCGAATTCTGTCTTTGATGTTATTTTCAACCACATCATAGCTAAGCCCAGCCTTTGAAAGATTTACTGGGCAAATGCTGCACAGAATGTGTTCATAAATTTCTTCTGATGCATCGTGCATTTCGGTTCCATCAGAAGCTTTTCCTGGAATGTCATATACTGCATGAATGAGAACTATGTAGTAATTTTCGTGATAATCGTAATTTTCAATCACTTTGTCGTAGAACTCTTCCAAAAGCTCATCATTTTTAAGCTTACTTGCTCTGATCCGCATAAGAAATTCCTGTGTTCCACCCTCTTTTTCCTGTGATAATGGAAAATCAAGGTTCATAAGGTTTTTTCCAAGTCTACCAGACATGGTTTTCTTGAAAATGTCAAAATACTTAAACATTTCTTCCTCTGGAAGAGACAGGAATGCTTCTTTAATTTTGGTTTTCTTGTTCTTTTCTGCGTCCACATAACAACCACAAATGCGTGTGATTGTGCAATTGGCTGGAGTAAACTGTTTCTTAATTTCTGCGATTTCTTTCTTATTCATTCTTTTCCATCCTTTCTGCTTCTTCTGACTTCATGTTAATCCTCCACCCCAAACATTTTTCTCAAATTATGCTGATAACCTTTTGTCACCTTTTCGAGCCTTTCATAATGTGGTCTCAGCGTGCATCTTTCCTTGTGCCCGTCACATTTAGTTCCGAATAGGATAACGTTTCTACATATACCGTCTTGGCTAGCGCAACATTTATTCATTTTTCATCTCCTCCAGTTTCTACAAATATTCTACTTCTGTCATGGTTTTATTATTTCCATGAAACTGCCGTTTCAGATTTTCTCGAACATATTTTTATTTATGCACGCTTGACACTTTCTGCCTGCAACATTTTTCTGTCCGGACTTACATTCAATACAATTAGCCAACTCAAAATATTCTTTTTCCCATTTCAGAACATTATGGAAATCGAACGAACTATATCCTACGTGGTAATAATCCTCGCCAACTTTCTTGTATTTTAATTCAAAATATGGCTTGTCATCTACGATTCTAAAAATCTGTTCTAATTCCGTTACAATTTCCTTTTCGACTTTAACAGGAATACTTGCTTTTTCCATTTTATTCGTCATCCTTCTTCATCTCCTCCAACTGTTTTACTGCTTTTCTATAATCTCTATTCGCAGACCGGAACATCATCAAAAGTATTTCAGACACAGGCCTTGTCCGATTTCTTCGCTTTGCTTTTTTGATGCATGTAAGGTCATTTGCTTCTGGTACATATATTCCTACATAATGTGGAATTTCAAGGGATACCGCAGCACATACATCTGTAGGCATAACCAGGTAGTTATAATCACCAACAAAATTCAACCCATGACCAGAACGAAAATCTTCAGCAGATGATTTAATTTCATAGCAATAGAAATCTCCTTTTTCTATCCCGGACACACTATTATTTACTGGCACGAACCGCATGTAATCCACCCTCACCGCATGATCTGTCGAATAATCGAATGTAACTTCCTTAGCCCAATAAATACGTGGATCATTGTGAGGATTTATTTTCTTTTCAAGCATGGCTGATAATTCTGCTGTAATCTCAGGTCTTGTCATTTTGAATCTCCTCCAGCTTCTTCTCAGCGTCTTCACGGGTGAGGAATACTGTTTTACCAATTTCACTCATTGGAAAAGCTCCTGTTATTGAACCGTTATAGTTTTCGTAATAAAATATAATTTCATCTTCTATATCTGGCTCAACATAACTATCGCAATATCCATATGAAAATGCTTTTATTTCATACAATTCTGGATATCCAAAATCGTTATCCCATACCGTATCTCCAACCTTACACGGCAATCTCACCAGCAAGCCTTGTTCTTCTGCATTTCTCCACGCTCTAATTTCTTTTGCCATTTCTGCTTTAGACATTTTTAAAGGCTTAAATTTAGGCTTTAATAATTCCTCTCCTGTCCACCCACTATTGATTCTGCCTGTAAAAGCATTTTGTGAAATTCCAATTTGTCTTGCCCATTCAGAAGTTGTTTTCGTTACCCCGTTTATCGTTACATAATTATTATTTCTTCTATTGTTCGCCTGTTCTTCTGGTGTTGCCCACCGACAATTATTAGGTTCGTAATTTCCATTTACGTCTATTCGATCAATGCTGCGCCCTTCTTCCCATCCATTTTCAACTGCCCATTTTTGGAAATTGCTATGTCCTTCTTTTTTATCCATCCACTCGTCACAAACTTTAATGCCACGTCCACCATAATCTTTATAAAATTTTTCTTCTGGATTATAGCAACGTCTTTTCATATCGCAAAGCTTTTGTTGCAAAATATGTCGTTGCTTTTCTGTTAATCTCTCCATCTACTTCACCTCCTGAAAACTTTTCATAAATAGAATTTTCCACGATTCGTCTACTTCCACAAAATTTTCTTTTTCATATTCCTTGATCATGTTTTCAAGTTTTAAAATTTTGTCTTTAAAAAAATCGTTATGTCGTTCTAAAAACTCGTCTTTTTTAAATTTTCTACAATACTGCTCATGCAATCTTGTCTTGGTTTTCATGGTGTATTCGCATACTCCTGTAGTAGATGCTAACTTCAAAACTCTTTTCGCATATTCATAATTGTCTTTATCTACCCCTCCTGGCAAAGCCCAGCCCATAAAAGAATCACATTCGCAACACTTTACTTTCTTACTCATCTACCTCACCTCTTCTATCTGACTTTCTACAGTATCTGCAAGTAACTTCAAGGACTTAATAAGCGAGTCAATCAATGTTCTGTCTGGGTTTTTAGCAAATGCTATGACAAGGTTTATAGCATCTTTGATCTTCTTCTCATATTCAATTACGTCTGATGCTTCTACTAATTCATATCCCAGTGTAAGGCTGGCATTTCTTGTTACTTCTTTATTGCTATAGAACTTTAATATATCCGGGATCTGCTGTTCTTCAAAGGGATATGGATACGTTTCTTTTCCGCCGTACCATCTATATCCTTGTTTTTTTGCTACTTTCAGAATATTTTCATACTCTTCATGTGTTCTGACTAATACGCATTTATTCGCTAGATTAATCATCTGCTTCGCCTCCTGTAATCTCATCAATGCACTGATTTCGACCATCGACCATCCCACACTGATAATCCATCATATCATTCTCAATAGTGCTCTTCTCCGGTAATGGCTTCAATGGACACCAATCAGGCTTAGTACTTATGTCCTTAATATCTCTGCAATTTATTCTACAGAAATAATGGAATATACCAACATATATACACGAAGCACATTTCTCTGGTGTATCAATCACTAATACTGATTTGCTCATCTGATTCCTCCTGTAATAATTCCGGATTGTCAACTACTTCCATTTCGCACCTGTCGATATAATATTCTGTCAGGGGCATTGACCAACAGAATGGTTCGCACTTACTGATTGCATCTGTTGGGACAACTTCGTAATGCCATCCGATAACTTTATCTACTATGGATCCGGTTTCAATATCTCTTACACCAAATTCTCCAAATACCGCTTTTACAAGGTCTTCTGGGGTTCCATGACACATCAAAATGTCATTTTCCCAAATTTTCTTCCCGTTCTTGTCGCAAAGTCCCGTGAACTGGCAGATGGTTTCTGGATCAATTTCGAACCATCTAAGTGCAATAACACAATAATGTTCTACTATATCCATACAAATAAAAGATTTACCATCAGATGTCACATAACATCCCTCAACCCATTCGCCATTATCAATCCGCTTTGCCTTGAAAAGAATTTCTCTCATTCAACTCCACCACCTTCTAAGATTTTAATAGCATAATCTATAGCTCTGTTCCATTCCAAGTCCTCATCATTGGAAACAACACGAAATCTGTCCATAAGCGATTCCGTAACTTTTTCCGCATCAAAAGCTGTCGGCTGTTTATTAATGCAATCAATAAACTCTTTCTGGTCAGAACTAATACTTGTGCCAATTTCCCAAATTTTGATGTATTTGATTAATTCGTCTGCATCAATCAGTCTGCTCATATTCTATTCTCCTAACTGTTTTAAAATTTCTTTTGCAATTTTATTACTTTCCTGCATGGAAACTCCCCATCCATTATATTTTCTGTGGCATTCATCACAGTTCCATTCACCATTATCACTTTCTTTAATTTCGCTATTGAATCTGCAATTATCGCAATACATATGATCGAGAGTGCCGTAAATGATGCTTGCAATATCGTCTTGTTTGCTATTAGCATCGTCTACGTGTTTCTGCTTAGTTAAATATTCAAACGCTCTCAGCTCATTTTTCCCGACCCATTTAATCCATGCACCGCAATCCCCGCAATACAATCCCGTATTATTCCCAACTTTCTTGACAAAAAGGTTTTTACTATTGCACTTTGGACATTTATATTCTTTCATTTATTTTTCCTCCCATACTCCCAACAGCCGCATCCTCTCATACAGTACAGCGACGGTCTTGCGCCTGTATCCGTAGAAGTCTTTCGGGTTCATCGGGATATATCTTTCTTTGCTGATTTTCCTGTAGCTTTTCCGGTGTAGGATATTCTCAATAACCATATCCGCTATCACCGTGTTCTTCGGGCAAGCTGACAAGGCAGCACTGGAAAGCAGGTATCCGTACTCTGCCGGAAAGTCTTTCAGCATCGTATTCAGTTTTTCAATGTCCTCTGCCGGAATACCGTAGTCTTTCAGCTTCTTGTTCCTTGTCAGCATACCGTTGCTCCTTTCTTTTTGTCTGGATGGTGCTTGTCGTACATGATCGCTACACATACAAGACCAACCACTCCAAATATGGTTCCAAGGGTGAATACTAATAAGAATGCAATCATACAACCACCTCGCTATCTGCTGGCATCTGGTAATCAATATGCCCATTTACATAGGCTTCCTGAATCATATCCAGTACCTTCATGGCTTTTTCTTTTGATGAATAATGCCCGATAACATAATCATCGCATGAATATGAGCAGAACATCTTCGTTACCCCTCCAATATCCACCATGGTGTTGACTGCGATTGAATTGTTGAAATTGATTAATGTTTCTTTATCCTGACTTCTGATTAATATTTTGTGTCCTCCTTATTCGATGAAACTCGTTCCGCACTGGCAATGATAACTAATGTGTCCGTTATATTTGCTTACGTTCGCAATTACCTTTCTACCGCATGAAAAGCAAGTTACCTCTTTCGTCAGCGGTTTTGCATATTCTTTCACTTCTTCGTCTTGAATAAACCTCTGACCGCACCAGTGACACTGTTCAGTGCTATATGGCATTTCTCCACAAATAGGACATTCTGGAATTATTCCGTAACCATCATTTACGATATGAAGTTTGATCGGTTCTCGCTTTGAATAGATATTCCAGAGTTCTTTTCTGCGGTCCTCTTCGTCCTGCGCCTTTAACGCTTTGTACTTTCTTTCCTCTTCTTTGTCCCAGTAAATAACACAAGCTTTGTCTTCTGGCGAAATGTCTTTGGTGTACGGCTATGTTGTGCAATGATAGCCTGTTTCGCCCTTCCTTTTTCTTGGCTGGCATCTTACACAGCCACCACATTTTTTATCCAACAATTCTTCTGGATAAATGTCCGTATCAGAACGTCTTTCTCTTACCGGCATTCCGTCACTGAATTTAATCTCACTCATCACTTACCCTCCTATTCCACTGTTCTCTTACAGCTATCAAATTTCTTCCAGAAGGATAACCTTCCGCTGGTACAGCGCAATCTGGATTACCGCACTTAACCATGTACATGATGCCGCCGCTAGCCCAACGTTCGGTTATCGCCTTTCCTCCGCAAAGTGGACAAGGTTTTAATTTATCCATTTTTTCATCCTCACTTTCTCATATAATTCAAAATATTCTTCCAATGTTTCTGGCAGTTTGATACAATCTGGCTCATAAGGTTTTGGATATACCGTATATCCGCACTTCGGGCATTTGATTTGTGGTGGAAAGTCCCTACTCCATTCCATGTTTCCGCCACATTTTCTGCAACGAATGTATCTCTCTACTTTCTTTGGCTTCGGTTTGAAAAATGAAGTGTAATTATTATTTTTCATTTCCGTTCTCCTGCTCTTTGAATCCCATCTTCAAATCATAGACAAACTGGCAAAGTTTCTCTGCAACCTCATCCGCATTCTCTACATTTGCAAGTTGTCTAACATACTGCTTACCGCAGATAACACAAGTCAACTTTCGGATTGTTTCCCAGACCTGCCACGAGATAATGGTGGAATCAAAAGCATCTGCCATCAGAGAGTTTCTTCCGTTCCCGTTCTCGTCTCTGAACCACTTTTCTCTTGGGGCCTTTAACGTGGTTGCGACGTCTTCTCTGGTAAGACAACCTTTGTATTTCTCGTCCATGCGCTTTTCAAGTTCGTCCAGAAGTTCCTTCTTTTCCTGTTCTGTCATTACATCCTCACTTTCCCCATGTAAGCAACTGACACGCTATTGTGCAATCCTCCATGATTTCTGTATTAATATTTCCTCTATCTGGCTCTAATTCATCAAGAAATACGCCGTTTATACAGCTCCTTCCAAATCTACGCTCTTGCTCCGCACGCTTTTGAAATACTTCGGGGAAGTCCTTCCTAATTTTATTCCAGTAGCCCATGCCGCCTTTGACGCATCCAATGCAATTGTTGTTCGGATATCCTAAATCGTACATAACTGGACGTTTCAATCCTAACCTGTCCGCTATTCCATGCGCTTCTTGTTTGGTTAATCCATGTTCAATCAATGGAAACTCATGGTCGTAATCGCTTAGAGCCTTACAGGTATTCTCTGCCCTACTCCTTTCATTTACATCGAACCCCCATACATATGCGTGGTGATCCGGATGCTCAGATTCCCATTTTTTTCTTACTTCTTTTTTCAAATATCTCGTACATGGAGAGCCAAACGGAGTATTCATTGTGTGTGTGAACTCCATCACGTCATCCACTGAGTCGAACCTATCTGACTGGATTATCGTTATCTTTCTTCCCAACAACTTCTCACAATCATGCAAGAATCTCAGGCTGTCTGGATGCTGATTTGATACATGAGTATATATAATCTCATCAACATACTTTGCCAGATAACACGCTACAAAACTGCTTATTCCTGTTGAAAACCAACATACTTTCATAACACCACGCTACAAATCCTGTGCGAGGATAGTCTGGCAATCGGCTTGGATTCGTTATTAAGTGCTTACTTAGGCACAGCCATTCCGTCAAACTTTATGTATCAATTCGCCATACTAATCTTAATACAACCTCGGTTTACCGAGGATTCGTTATTCCTTTCTTTTAATCATCTATACTCCCATCTTCTTAACCAGATTCTTATTCAATTTCATTCAACATCATTCTTAATTTTCCGTAACACGGGCAAATCCTTGTGTTATCGAAAATATCTCGCAGCAACACACAATGCGGATAAATCGCATCGACCTCATAAATGTGTTCCACTTTTTCATCTCCGCGTTCTGTGTACTTGATACGGTTTCCTTTGCGGATCCCGTACCTTTCTGCCAGATACACTCTCAATTCTTGAATCGTTATAGAATTATTCCTCATCTGAACATCTACTCTCATTTCTTCTCCTAAAAACCGATTTTATCTTTACCATCGAGGATTTCTTCATCCTCATCGTCAAAATCGAAATCTGATGTTTCTTCTACATCAGTTACTTTCCATTTCGACATGTTCTTTCCTCGTTCGACCAGTTCTGCCCTCTGCTCTTCTGTCAGTTTTCTCGGGGCTCGTAAATTTGGCACGTATTTTCTCGGAACATGAGCGAAAATCGAGCCATCTTTGTTGATTGCGATAATCTTCACATCTTCCGGGTTTTCTTCTTTCAGTTTAAGCGTCCGATTCTTTAAAGTACTTCCGTTGTACGCCGATATCTCAGCATAATCACTTCCACGTATCCATGCGATACTACATTCATTGCAATTCTCTGCCATTATTTTCCCTCCACTTTTAATATTTTTCTCAACTTCGATGTGAGTAAGTCAAACTGTGCAAGCATGTCTTTGTCCTTGTGCTTTCTAACAGTGATATCGTCTTCCGAATCATCCAGGTAATATTCACCATTGATAGGTTCTCTGTAGTCTATTTTTGATTTGAAGCCCCACCCGGAAAGGCTGAACATCTCAACGGCTTCTTTCCGGGTAAGCGTATCTACGAACATCCCATCTAAGGTGTACAGATCGTAAAGCTTCATCTTTCGTTCTTTCTTACCAGCCGGTATTTTCTGTGAGAATTGCTCCCCGAAAATTCAATCAGTCCATCATCCGCAAACTGACGTAAATGTCTCTGAACTGCACTGGGGCTTAAGTCCAATTCCTCAGCTATCGTTTTAACCTGTGGCATTTTGCCTTTGCGTTTTTCGTATTTTACGATGAAATAATAAATATCTTTACGATTCTGCTTGTATTCCATGTGCTTTCTGCTCTTTATTTCACGTATGGTCATTTCTCGTAGTTCCTTTCATCAAGCATTTCCTTGAATTTCTCGAAAGCTTTGATTGAAGTTTTGTTGTTCTGCTTTTCGGGTTTCAAAGATATCTGAAGGTGGGTGTCGATGATATGTGATAAATCACGGGCCAGAGCTTTCTTGCCTTGTTGAATGCCATCACGATATCCTTTTGCCGGTCGGTAATCAGCAATCTTCTCTTTTCCTTCATCCTGTCCACCGCCAGTCTTGTTTTTCACAATCCATCCGGCATCAATGGCTTTCTGGATGTATTCTCGTTCTTTTTCATCAAGCTGTGATACCGGACAGTGAAAGAAATCAATCTTGTATCCATTCTTATTCTCTTCCGAATACAGCCCATGTGCTTTCATGGAACGATCAATATGCTGTTCGTATCCTGACATGTGTTGTGCCAGTCTGGTAAGAAGTTTTACTGACTGCCCGATATATCCATGGGTTTCGGTACGCCAGAGTATATATATTCCGGTTCCTTCATCCAGTTTCGGATTTACTTTCAGAAGTTTCTTCTTATTGCTAGCTTCAATGGCTTTCGCCTGTCTGAATTTCTTGTAATCCACCCGAAGCTACATCCTTTCAAGCTGGTCTACGATTCTTTTGCATCCGTCCTGCACGTCTTTTAACGACTGGAACTTACGCTCTTCATTTGTACTTTCCCACAGGTCTTTCATTATCGAAAAGCTCATTTTAAAGTTTGGATCATCTCCGAAATACTGCTTTGCAGTTTCAATGTCGTATCCGTCGCCGAAATGTGCACAGTCGAATCCGATCCACCATGTATCCTCATCATCACAGCAATGCAACTTAGATTCAGAATAGGTGATTCCGCCATGACAGCTGATTAAATCTAAATTGGCCCCATGCTTGGCTAACTTATGTGCTTTTGGAATTCCAACATATCCGCACCGGTACGCTCCGGGCATGAATAAAACTACGCATGGATGCCCTTTGTAGTTGAATCTTTTTTCTAAAATCGGTTTCATATAATCACTCCTTAGCTAAACGGTAAATCCGGATCGTAAGCCGGTTCAACAAATGTGTCACTTTCCGGTGCTGACGGTGGAACTACACCGATGTTTTCAGGCTGGTTGCTTCTACCCTTGCTTTCCACAAACTCATGTGTTTCTACCAGACAGTCATTTGTGTAAATCTTCTTTCCATCAGTGTCCGTATAGTTTCCAGTCTGCCAGCTGCCGATAACTGCGATTTTCATTCCCTTATGCAGGTATTTTTCAGCAAAATCTCCATTTTTACCAAGGGCAACACAATTTATGAAATCTGCTTTTCGTTCATTATCTTTGCGATACTGTCTTTCTACTGCAAGAGCGTATCTGGCAATGGTTATGTTGTTAGTTCCGGTACGTATGTCCGGGTCTTTCACTAATCGACCGATCAAAATTACTTTGTTCATGCTATTTCTCCTTATAAGCTTTAGGCATCGGCATCCACGCCGAAACCGTATATTTTATCTCTCTTCCGACTCCAACATCTGCCCATTCGCCGTTTCCGATGTATCTCAGAGATGTTGGCCATTCAGCACCCTTGATTGTTACCGTGTACTGTGGAAGTTCCTCGATATCAACATCTTCGTCTGGCTCCGGTGGTAACATTAATTCTGTTGGAATCCATTCAATCACCGGATTATAGGATGTGAAACATTCCTTTGCCTTTTCCAATGCATCATTCCATCCTCTGTCGTACAAACTGGATGTTGAAGAGATTTCCTTTTTGATTTTGTCCAGAGCATTGATCAGAATCTGCATCCTGTTATTCCTCCTCGTAATCATTACAGTACAGCGATCCGTAATCCCAGACTAATGTGCAGCAATTACGGAATCTGCACTTGCTACAATCTGTCATTTCCATATTCCCTTCTCCTTTCAAAATGGAAACAAGTTCAAATCAACTTCCAGTCCAGCTTGCCCAACCCGAACCAGAACATCATCCCCAACAACTTCTTTAACTTCTTTGAGCATTTTCCCGGCATCTGAAGCATCACCGCTCAAATGTACCAGTGTTATCGTTTTGAGCGATTCTGTGGGATTTTCCTTAATGAATTGCTTACAAGTTGACAGAGAACAATGTCCTGTGATCTGGTGTTTCCACTTCGGGTTGTCTCTGTCTATCAGCTCCTCGCAGTAATTACAACCAATAACCAAGTGATTAAGTTCCATTGATTTGAATTTGTACCGGCAATGCTCAAAGTCTGTCAGGTAAAGAAGCTTTCCCATTTCCTCATGTTCCACTAGATACCCGAAGTTCGGGCACGGCTCTTTATTTGCAGATGTATGCGGCAGGCTGAACGGAACTGCACTGAACGAGCCGATTTTGAAGTATTTCTTTTCAGTGACAGCTTTTATAGTTCCGTCCGTTATGCCTAAGTTTTTGATTGTTTCTGCTCCGGTATAGACCGTGATTCCGGCGTTCATGATTTCATGAATAGCTTTGGTGTGATCGCCATGTTCATGTGAAAGAAGTACACCGGAAACATTGTTTATCTGGTAGCCAATTCCTCTGAGGATTTTTTTATACTTGCATCCGCAGTCAAGAAGAACAATCTCGCCTGTACTTAACTGCAAAGCGTAACAATTTCCCTTTGTGCTTCCTGTTGAAATTACTCGCATGAACAAATAGCATCACCTCACTTTCCGTGTATTGCATTTATGCGTCTAAGATATCATCAGCTTCACCTATGGTTTTCTCTAAATCGGAATAGGCATATGGAATGTCTTTTCCTTTATTTAGATCCTCTAGCTCCGCATAGCTTATTTTGCACATGCTGTCTCGCATTAATTTAAGCTGTTTAAGCGGAAGCTCAATGGTTATTATCTGCTCATAGTCTTTCTTACTGTCTACTCTTTTCATACTTCATCATCCTTTGGAAATCTGAACACAATGTTTGCCGGTTCGAATTTCACATCTGGGCTGTTGACCATGGTTTTAATGATTCCGAAACCTCTTGCAGCCATTTTTACGCATTCCTCGTAATCGTCATCACTCATTTCAACGTTTTGTGCAAGAAACATTCCTGCGTATACTTTATGAAGAACCTTCATTGCTTTCTCAGCTTTTTCCTTTGTTGAATAACTAGCTATGACTGTTCCTTTTTCACCAACTATAGGAACATATGCAAATATAAGATTTCCTGCTACACTCAATACTGTATTTTCGTATGGGATATCAAGATCTCCTGTCTGACTAATTAATCTCATTTCATTCTCCTTTCAATTTCCAAATCCATACTGTGGCATAATTTAATACAGTTTCCATGAAGCATATGGTTCCTACATGCTCCATATTTTTCGTTGAATTTTTTCATTGGCATCTTTTCTTCGTTTACTGCACGAACCCATCTACGAACCTTTTTCTGAGTATTTCTTTTTCTGTCACCACGTAATTTTCTGATATATTTCCCCTCATCAGTCACGTAATGGTGGAATCCAAGATAACACAGTCCCATTCGAAACGGTACAATTTGCGATTTTGGGTTCAATTCCAATCCAAGGCTTTTAATCATCATTCGAATTGCTTTAAGAATTTCTCTGGCGATGTCTTTTGTTTTGCACAATACATAAAAATCATCGTTATATCGTCCATAATATGGATTTCCAAACTCAATCGTTGTCATCTGATCCAACGAATGAAGTAGCAGCAATGCATATTTCAGGTTGACCTGGTTCCCTAATGGCAGCCCTGGATTTTCTGTGCTATCAATAAATAAATGATTCAGCCAGATTGCAAAATCATCATCAAAATAGTAGTCAAGTACGTCTTTCATTATTTTATGATCTATGCTGTAAAAATATTTATGAATATCACATTTTACAATCCATCCATTTATTCCATTCTTTTCATAGAAATCCAACATCTGCTCCTTTAAACCGTCCATTGCCATATGTTGTCCTTTTCCCTGTTGTCCAGCGGTATTCCATTTAATCAGAATTTTTTCAAGCTTCGGAGTCAGAACATAATCGGAAAAGCATCTCTGCACTACTTTATCCTTGAATGCACATGATTCTATTGTACGTTCTTTTGGCTCGTGGATTTGAAACTTATTATATGGATTTATGGTATACGTTTGGCTTTCCAACTGTTCTTTTAGAAGGTGAATGCCTTCAAGAGATAAATTAGAAAACCTTGCAGTTCCTGAGTTAAATTTTTTACCGCTTTTAACCTTCTTGTAAGAACGATATAAATTCTCAAAATTTGCAACAATTTCTTTATCCATTGTTTTTGTTCCTTTATATTTATCCATTCCGGAAAGGTTATGCATTTACTTGTATCTTTACTGATTTCAGCTTTGCACTTACTCTGTCTGCCTGTGATCCAGGTTGGGCGAACACCGTTACTGCTGTTGTAGTTATTGCTGTTGATATTGCCGGAAGGCGAAACAACGGTATTGCAACGCATAACCCAAGTTGTTACCTGTTTCTGTCTTTTGATCTCCAAGCAATTGCCATATGTTTCACATCCATGACCATTTTTGACCACGCTTCCATACTCCCTGAATTTATGATATTCAGTTCATAAGAAAGCTCTATAAAATACATAAGTTCATCGCAATGTGTAATTGCTTTTGTCTGAAGCTCCAATCTTTCTCTTTTATAATCTTTTATGTCTGTTCGGTTAGCTTCAAAAAGCATTTCATATATTTCCAGGGCTTTATTTTGTATTTTATCCACAAGAGAAAATCTGAATTTCTTTGGATATCTACGTGCATTGCTGGTCATAATTAACGTATGCTTGGCTAATTGCTTCGCTTTTGTGATAACTCTTAAATCTTCATTTGCCATCATTTATCATTCTCTGATTCAAAGATTGAAGAAGAAAAGATACAAACTGGGCGAACACCGCGACTGCAGTTGTAGAGAAAGCTGCCGACACAGCCGGAAGGCGAAACAACGGCAAGTGTTGAATTGTAATCATTTACTGGTGCACTCCATGGCGTAATCAACCACCACCATTTCGGCATGTTCGGCAGTAATTTACGATATTTCCGGTACTCATCCACAGTCAAAAGTGAAATCTTATCTTCGCAATGTCCGTATTCTGTCTGCCCGTCCAGAGAAATTAAATCACGATCAAATCCGATGACTGCATCTTCTCCTAATTCGTCCGCAATCTTTTTCAAGAATTTAGTGTTTAATTCTTCTCGAAGTTTACTTGAAATCCAGTTATTTGAATCCGAATCAAATGTTCTTTTTTCTCCATCGAATCCATTCAAAGCGGCAAAATATCCTTTTTCTGCCTTGTCCAAAATCATCCATTCCATTCCGGCGATTTCTACCGTTTTACCAATTTCCGGTTTTTCCATATGCTGCTTTTTGTATTCAGCAAATTCTTTGTTAATCCGGTTTAATTCATTTTCAAAATATTTCAGATTTTTCTTCATTTTCATTCCTCCATTTTAGATACAAAGAGATTGGATTTTAAGATACAAACTGGGCGAACACCGTAACTGCAGCTGCAGTTAAGGCCGCCGACACCGCCGGAAGGCGAAACAACGGTAAACGTATATTTCCATCCTCTTTCCTCTGTGCTCCATGCGGAGCAAGTCCAATAGGAATCATCCAATTCATCATTTGGCGTCAGTTCTGTGTATTTACGCGCTTCATCAAACGTCAGTGGTCGAACTTTGCATTTCACTACTCCAATTTTCTGCCCATCCACAGTAATAATATCTACCGTATGCTCTTCGATGTTTTCAGCACCAAATTCTTCCTCAAAATCCTTTAAGATTTCTGTGTCGCACATCTTCTTTACATTTGATTTGTTGTAATCCGTGTTGTCTCCGAATTCCACATTTTCTTTCACCAGATCAAGTGAAATAATTTTCGTTGTATCTCCACACTGCTCCAAGACCTTATATTTTCGCTTTCCGGTAGTCTGGAAGATATCTCCCGGATTAAGTTCGGATAATCTCACCCTGCATGTTTTTTCCTGTTTTTCCAGAAGTTCAACCAGTTCCTTTGCTTTCTTTAAAATTTCGTTATTGTTCATTTTTAGCACCTCCCGATCATGCTGTAAGTGAAACCATCAAGTTAAAGAAACTGGAAATTACCAGCGCGACCAGCATCGGTAAACTGTTTTTCTTCTTAGCGGCGTATATCGCTAATGCAACAAAAACGATATAAGCAATCACACACAATACTGTAAATACATCATGTAAACTCATATCACATTTCCTCCTGCTTCATAAAATCTGGAATCTCTGGTTCTTTATCTGCTGCCGGGATCGGTTCTTTTTCTACCGTCTGGACAGTTTCTGCGACCGTCGGCTGCTTCGGCTGCTCTTCGATTGGCATTGGCTCTGGGATGAATTCTTCAGTGTTAGCGTTCTGATCGATTTCTTCCTGTACTTCTTTGTATGTGGCGTCCATCATGTTGTATTCGTAAGCCTGCACTGGATTGTCCCATCTCTTAGGAATAGACTTCATAATGTTGTTTCGCATCTTACGAATAATCATTGATTCTCTTGACTGTGTTTCGTAATAAGACGGTGAAATGTACGGTCTTAATTCCTCACAATCAATAATTGCTTCCAGCTCTCCAATATCAGAGACCTTTTTCATAATCTCTTTTTTCTTTGCTTCGATCTGAGCTTTCTGTGCATCCGTAGCTTTATATCTGTCTGCGCAAATTCCAAAAGTTTCATTCTGGAGGTTATTCTTGATGTGTGCTGCAAGATTCTTCAAAACATCTGCTCTTTCACATGAAAGGTATTCGATGTGCCCGTCCTTGTATTGAATCGGATATACAATACGGACTACCTTACCTACGCCAGATTCTTCCCATTCCGGTGGTGTAATTTCTACACCTTTATGTCTTGGTGGCGTATATTTGTCTCCCTCTCTGACTTTCCAGTACGGAAATACTTTAGCCACATTGACACCGTATCTGCTTACAAGAGCATCGTTTCCATCGCCCTCAATCGCAAATTCGATTTTCTTCTCCCACTGAGGTTTCTGTCCTTTCGCTGCTACATTTACGTTTCTGATCTGGAAATAGCATTCTCTTGGCTGTGCGTTTGCGTTCAGCTTTAATGCTGCTACCTTGCTCAGAATAAATTTAAGATTAGAACCGTTGATTGCGTCAAAATTGACGCCGCTCTCATGTACCATCTGGAAAATAGATCCCATTGCTGCCACTACGCAATCTTTTGAATAAGAATCAAACTCCATTCCTCTTGAAGTTAAATCTCTTTCCATTAAATCAACATACCGATTTGTGTAGTAGGAAAGCTGTGTGTTGAAATTTGCTACCTGTGTGTTTTCTGCCATTTTAATTCTCCTTTTCTGTTAAAATTACTTATTCTCAGGCACATACATAGTGAATTGAAATTCTGCTTTATGCTGTAATATTTTAACCTGTTGTGTTATATTCTTTCGTTTGGTTTACTTAATTGATGGAATCTCAATCCACCGTGAATGCGCCTGAGAGTTATGCTCGGTGGCATATGAAACAGAATGAAATATTGTGTCCTGTGCTATTATTTGCTTTATTGGAATTTTATATCCTGTTGTGATTTCCGGGCATTCACCCGGATTCATATACCACCGAACTGTTATTATTTAAATGATTGTTACATTTTCTGGGTTGATATGATATCTTCCGTTTCCGTTTGCTCGCTGTGTTCCGATACCGATATATTTTCCACTAGTTTCAATCAGCTGTAAAACTGTCTCATGTGGAAATACAATATCCGGGCAAGATACTTCAATAGTAGTTCTCCAATTATGAAATACATTGCTACTGCAAAGAACCGGGCTTGCACTAATTCCGGATGTAGGAACGATATTACTAACTACTTCAACATCACTAAATGTAACTGGGCAAATAGAACCTGCCATTGAAAGAGAACGTTTGATATCTGTTCCTTTCTTACCTGTGGAATCTTTGAAGAAAGTAATAAACGTTTCCGTAAACGCTTTCTTAAATGCCTGAGTAAGAATACAAGGACGATTGTCCTTCATATATGATTCCCATTCTTCCTGTGTATAGAGAGAAATATCTTCATCGTGGAAAGTAATCGGTTTCTCCCAGTGAATGCCTGTAATCAAGCCCTCCCAAATATTTTTTGACTGGTTATAGATTTCCGGCATTTTTGTTCCTTTATCGTGTGCCTGTTTCCAACATTCAGCCTGCTCGTAATACCTGCTTCTCTTGTGAAGGATCAGGTCTGTATCACCGATAAGTTCCAGTCGTAATGTTGTTTCCTTTAAAGGTTCGATTGTAAATGTTTTTACTTTTGCCATTGTGTTTTTCCTCCGAAATTTTATGATTTGATTTATAGTTTCTGTTTGCGCAAACACTCAAGCAGATTAATTCACAATAGTTTGATATAGCTATACTGATGTATCCTGTGATGTGCTGTTCTATTCTTTACTTTATTGCTTTATATTGCGGACTAATCCGCTTGAATCTTTACGCAAATTTCAGATGTACTTAGTTGGCAATAGAAATCGTGTCTTGTGTTGTGCTATTGTTTACTATATTATTTTGTTCTCACATATAAGATTTTATGGTTTCCTATTATGACAGTTTCTACTGCCAGTTAAGTACATCTGGTCGAGTTGAATGCTCGGTAGGTAACATGAATTGTCCTATAATATACTATCCTTGTATGTTTTGTTTTATTTTGCGTTATTGTTTACTCGGTGTTTTCATGCCACCTACCCAATATTCAATTTTCGGAAGACTGCTTTGCAGACGATATAAAAGTCATATTTTTGTCGTATATTTTGCTATCGTATAGTTTGCTATGATATGATGTCGTATGGTGTTCTATGTTGTTTTGTTATGACGGTTATACCGCCTGTAAAACAGTCCTCCATTGAAGTGCTGTGCTATACTTTGACGTTCTATTGTATTCTTTCCTATACTAATTCTACTTATTGTAGGAACATCAAAATTGAAGTTTCACTTCTTACGCTTTTGTATCTGCATTAACATCATATGTAGTGTCATGTTGTTTAGTATCTTGTGATGTGTCGTACTGTGTTGAACTATAATATTATTTCTTCTGCTAATGCAGATACAGAAATGTAGAATTTTATTTTATTTCAGAACTTATATATCTGAACCAAATCTTGTGGCTTCCTACGCTCATAAACCTGTAAAATAAGTTCTGCCATGTTGTGTTCTGTTATGTGTTATATTGCGCTATTTTTTCTTGCCTATTTTACAGGCATATCAACGTAGGAAGTTTGCCGCTACTGCACTCATAAACCTACAAGAATAAGTCTATACATTTAATTTTGTTCTGCGGTGTTCTGTCGTGTGCTGCGCTATCTTGTACTGTAATGTCATGTCTTGTTCTATTATTCCCACTCTTGTAGGCATATCAGCACAGTAGCAGCTTTGATATTTAATTAATCATTTCCCATATTTCTTCGTATTCTGATACGTTCTGGAATTTCTGTTTCACTGCCAGAAGTTCGCTCCGGCAACGTTCCACCAATGCTTTGTATTCGTCTGGTTTCTTTAAAATCAGTTTTGTTGGCTTATACCCACCGGAATTATCGGTTTTGTAGAAAACTCTAATTGTTGTCGGCTCTGGTTCTTTATCCGGCTTCACCTCAACAATCTTGAGATTTCTTACAACTGATCTGGCTTCTGTGATTCTCCATTTCTCTGCTGCTTCGGTGTCATCCCACGTAAAGCACTTATGAAGTTCAGTATTCCCATCTCTAGCTTTTTCAAGAATCTGCTGTGGTGTAGCCGATTCCAATTCTTCACAGATTTCCATGATTTCATCTGCACATTTCTGTGCATCGGCTTTGAATCTGTATGTTCCCCATGTGGCTAACTGCATTTTCTTCTCCTCCTTTTCTTAATTTTCAAATCCCTTTTACCTTCAATTCTCCATCTGATACTTTCAGTAGAATCATCTGTGTATCCAATTCTGGAATCCTGTCCGAATTTATGCTTTCAGTATCGTCAACCCAAACCGGAAGTCGTAAGTCGTTCATCTCCTGTAAACCCATCACAAGGTCAATGTTGCAAAGAATCCGGTCGCTATGGTTCAGACCGTTTGCGTAATCAATACCGTTGCAAATCATCCGGCAAGTTTCCATCGGTTCACCGTCCTGCGTGTAGTCAAGGAACTGGAATTGAAAATGTTTGAAGTGTGGATTAATCACTGCTGCCAGTGCCTTATTCTTTTCAATGGAATACTCGGTCAGCTGATCTACTTTCTGCTGAATGTTTGCCTGCTTCTGTGAAAGCTTTTTCTGCTCTTCTTGCAACGCTTCAAGGTTATTAGCTTTTTCCTCAAGCCTTGCGGTCTGAGTCTTAATCTTTGCTTCAACATCTCTGAGTTTTGCTTCCAGAGAATGACGGTTGTTGCTTAATAAAATCCTGTCATTTTCACCGTTTCCGATGCCATTGAGACTTTCTTCCAGTGCTGAGATTTTGTCGCAAACTGCCTTGTATTCTTCATCGTCAGACATATCCGGTTCTGGAATCGGTTTCTCTGCTTTCTTTTCCGTTTCTGCGATTTCAAGTGCCAGAGATGCGATTTCTTTCTTAGTAGCTTCGATAACTGTTTCTGCTTCTTTCTTAGTTTCTTTCGCCGTTTCCAATCCCTTGGAAGCTTCGTTGCCATCCTCAGTGATCTGCTCTAGTTTGGTGCGCTTATTTTTCTCAAACTGTTCTTTTTCTTCTAACTTTTTGGCGATTCTGGACTGCTTGTTGAACTCAAACTTGCGCTTCGCAACTTCCACCTGTTCTTCTGAAAGTGCCTGTCCGCATGTCGGGCAAATAGCTGCTGCCAGATCAAACTCTGCTCCACGGATTGCAGTAAGTTCGGTATCGCCGTCCCACTTCTCTTTTAATGCTTCCGTATATTTCTTTTTAGCCTGTGTCAATGCTGCTTTGTGGCGTTCAATTCCTTTGTTGGCGTGTTCCAAATCCATTTCGGCAAGCCTTAATTTGTTCTCGGCGTTTTTCTTGTCGGATTTCAGCGTATATAATAAGGAAGTTATTCTGTCGTGTTTTTCTCTGGCTGTTTTTCCAGCTTTCTCAACCAGTGAATCCCTTGAGCGCTTCAGTCCTGCCAGCTCAATAGAAATCCGGTCGTATTCCCTTGAAGCATCGCAGAGTGCTTTTTCCTGCTTCTCGTTTTCTTTCAGCAGATCAAGAAGGTCGTCCCTCTGCGCTGGAAGTGTTTCATCACATTCAACCTGTCGGCTCTGCTCTTTTCTGATCTGCTTTGCAATATCATCAACATCTGACTTGGCTTTTCTCAGGTCTCTTCTGCGGGCTTTTAAGATTTCTTCGATAGAATCTCCTTCCACGCCTTCATTCTTTATCCATTCATATTCCGGATGCTCCGCTCTGAACTGTGATTCACTGAATCCAGCTATTCCTCCCAATGTTTCCCTTGCTTTTGCTGTTGCTTTCTGGATCTCATTCAAAAACACTCTGGCGTTGCTGCACATGGCAATCGTATCAGGATCGGCAATCCTTCTAAGAATCTCCATATACTCGGTTTTGTTCCGCTTAATTCCGTTGACGTAATATTCAACCGTATTAGATGACTTTCCTTTCTTGGTCTTTTTCTGTACAACATATTCCGTTCCGTCAGCGTCAATAACCAGTTCTCTCACCACCGGATCATCAACTTCTTCACCGTCAACCTTCCGGCGGATATTGTTCGGGAGTGTTCCGTCTGCCAGTTTTCCGGTCAGAACATCAAAATATGCATCCATCAGAGAAGTTTTGCCCTGTCTGTTTCTTCCGGAAACTTCTGTTCTTCCTGTGAAATCAAATTCTCTTACTTCAAATTTCTTATAATTTTCAACGCTCAGTTTTTTCAAAGTTACCTTTTTCATCTTTGATTTCCTCCATCTCCATTACTGAAACTTCGTATGTCGTTTTTCTAACATAAGAACAATCTGGCTGCTTTTTCCAATAATCACGGCTTTGCATACGTCCCTTTAATCTAACTTTTGTACCTACTTTCCATTCAGAAGCTTTCACCGCCAGGTCTCTCCAGGAAATGCAGGAGATGTATTCGGACCGTCTGTATCCATTGATTGCCACACAAATTTCACAGAGTGTCCTTCCTAACGGCGTTTTTCTCAGCACCGGCTTCTTGCAAATATTCGCAGTTATTTCTACTGTATTCACAAGCAGCGGTCCTTCCGTGCAGAAATCATATGCTTCCAGATAAATGTACTTTTTCTCTTGGTGATCCGCTCTGACCCACTTGGAACGGATTCTTCCCGAAACCTTTATCCAATTCCATTCCCGAAATGTACCTTTAAGTCTGTTCGGAATTTCCACGATGATATCGTCCGGTGTTCCACTGAACCGGTCACTTCTGACGACCAGAAAGCTTTTGCCCTTCCTTGGCTTAAATTTGACTTCTGCCGGATCAGTTACAAATCCGGTCAGTGTTGCTTTGTTTAAATCTTGCATTTTTGCTTTCTTTTTCCTTCCTTTTAATGTCGTGTACGAAGTCATTGATTTTTAGCATCACTGCCAGCCCGAATGTACTCATTAAGATATAATCCAATGCCAGAATCGTGAGTGCGTCCAAATCAGTCACAGCCCAGCATACGGCAAAGAACACGATTGCCAGACCAGAAACTCCGAACACTGCAAGCCCCTCTAAGTAAGCTCTCATTATTTTCCTTTCCCCAGCAACCCCATTGCCAGCACTGTAGTCAGCAGAGCAATGATTGCCAGATCTTTGTTCCTTGCTTCCTTCTCAAGGTCTTTGATGATCTCAGAAGCAAGTGTTTTGTCAGTTTCCTTAGTGATTTTAGACATTAAAAATGCCCTCCTGTGTTTTTATTTGTCAAATACAGGAAGGTGTGATATAATCAACCTGTATTTAACTTACTCAAGCTAAGTTAGATACGTGCTCCGGTTGGTGTTCCTGCACCGCCGGGGCTGCTTACAACTTAAATGCCTAACATGGCAGCCAGAACGTTTTTGTCTACGTAATCGCTATCTGAAGCATCAAGATAAGCTTCAACAGCTTTCAATCTGCCTGCCAACAGGGCATATTCTTCTTCAACGGTCTCCGGGACAAAATCCACGGAGCTTTCTTTTTCTACAGCCATCAATTTTCTTTCTCCTTTTCACAGTATGGACACGGGGCATCAAGTAACAGGTTATTCAGTATTGTCTTTACGGATTCAAAGTTTTCCTCCATATCACATAACGCTTCGCACACATCGTAATATTTTGTGGTTCCATCAAACGTTGTGATACTAACGAATATCGCACGATACCTTCCTATTCCTTTACAGCTAAAAGCATCACATTCAAATCTCACAAGCACTTCTGGAACTGTGTCCTGTGCTTTCCGGCACATTCCGTATAAGGTATCCGCATAAAGGTTAAATTTCTCTGCTTTTGTCATTTGTCCGCTCCCATCCCGGCGTTTACCGCCTTAAAAATCATCTGTTTTGTTTTTTCCTCTCCGAACGCTTTGGAAAAGGAACTGTAGGTACGAGATATGATTTCCGAAAGATCATGGATAACTTCATTTCCCGCACCGTTGATTGATACGTTTCCTTTTTCGCATTTAATCATCTGGTTTTTACCTCCTGATTGTTTCTTTAGATGTTTATGAATCTGTGCCAGAAGTATTCAACGAAAAATATCCATCTGGCAAATAGGTTTCTTCTTGATCAAGCATGATAAGGAAATAGGTTTCTTTGATGTTCGTACCATCTTTGAAGCCTTTTCTTCTTTTTGTACAAACTCAACTGGCATTTCCTGTCCTTTGAATTTAATACTTTCGATTTCTCCGATGCCCTTCTGGTTTACCTGCAACGTCTGCAAGTCTGTGGATAAATTTAAGGCATTCAGATCAATTGAAAGAACAGGAACAGAATCACCAACCCCTTGTTTCAATTCAAAGCTTCTCACTCCCTCAAGTTTGTGACCGTCTACAAGGATTTCTGTGAATATTCCTTTTTCGCCGTCTACCTGACGGATTTCAATTTTCGATGCTTTCATACGGCTCCTTTCTATTGTTTTTCTTTTCTTATCTACCTATAATGTATTTACAGGCACCGCCATGCCGAGTAAATGAAAGGAGATAAACGCTTGCTAATTCAAAATGAAAATGACCTGCTTGGTCTTTTGATTCAAAATGCTATCAACGATTTCATGAATCAATACGACCTATTACAGTTATCTGGTCTCGATCACCAGACGTACAACTACTACGTGAAATCTCTTAAATCTCGAAGTCTTGTAAATACTGACTTAGCCAATATATACTTGACTGATTTAGGGAAAAACTCCTATGTTTCCAAGCAAGACAAAGCAAAGAAATCACTTTTTGATTTTTCCAAACTTTCTCTCAAATTCATTATCAAAACATCCCTTGGTATTGGAGTCGCGCTTCTGACTGCTTTCCTTATCTGGTATTTTGGTTGGAATTAATCCAAGCGTTTTGAGTATCAGTAGGATGTTGTAAACCGGAATATCTGGCATCCCTTTCATAAACAGGTTAATCTCACAGAGGTCTGAATACTGTTCGTCCGTAATGTGGATGCCGATATTCTCTAAATCCTCTTTGAATGTAGAAAACTGTTCTGCCACTGCCTCGTCCTCCCTACATCGTCACCTGTTCAATCACCGGAAGAATTCCGTTCTCTTTCAACGTCTCATAAAGAAAGATTCTTCCTTTCTGTGACCACTTGGTATTCATCTTCACATCCGGTCTGCCATCTGATCTCACAATGTCAACTGTTTTGGAATGTGTATATCCCATTCCGTGATATTTGCTGTATAACAACCACTGGTCGCTTTGCTTATACTGGATTCCCAGATCATGAAGGACTTCATTCATCCTTTTACCGGACATTCCATAATCTTTTGCAATCTGGGTGATTGTTACAAGCCCTGGATTATTCAAGATTTCATCGTAGTAGTCAGCTTTCGGTTTTAATTCTCCGATGATCTGATTTTTCATATTAACTTCTGTTGACAGCGACTTAACAGAGTCTTTCAGCTTCGCAATCGTCTGGTCCGCCATCTTCAATGCTCTGGCAAATACCTGTTCCGGCGTGTTCCAGGCTTTTTCCAAATCTAAAAAATACTGTCGGTACTGTCTGCCTTTTTCTGACCGCTGAATCATGCAAATCTGTTTTGCCATGTCTACGGAAATCTGGTAGTCAGTAATCTCTCTTTCTGCTCCATTATTTACAAGTGTGGAAGTTTTCACGCTTGTAAAATCGTTTCCTTCAGCAAAACCATATGCAGACATTCTTTCGAACCATCTCGAAAATCTATCTGTAATCTCAAGTCCTGCGTGTAAATCTCTTGCTGATACAGTTGGTTCTTCACCACTGTAATTAATAGGTATTAATTCGTTCATTGTTCTCCTTTCTGTGTTATACTTTAATAAAAAAACGGAGGGTTAATTATGCCAAACACTATTATTAAATTTGTTTTAGAAAATAAGTCTTTGCTTACAACCGTTATTGCGATCGCAGGATTTGTTCTTTCTCTATTTCAATTCATTCATTCACTTTGGAGTAAACGAACAAATATTTCTGTTTCATTGGAAACACTGTGCACTTTAAATGTAGAAAACAAAAAGTCTATCAAACTAGGTTTAATCTTTCAGAACAATTCATCTTCTCCTATAATTATTACCAAAGTTTCTTTACTTTTGAATCATCGCGCTTCGTATTCATGTGTTCTAACCCATAGATGGGTTGCTGAACGTTATTATCCAAAGCACAATGAAACAGATATTCCCATCACTGAAAGAATATTCAGTGCGGATTTTCCGATCTCTTTGCAATCATCACAAGGAATATTTGAAATTGTCCTATTTGACATTCCTGCTAATATTAAATTGAGCAAAGATTTTATCACATTAAAAATAATCACAAACAAGAAGAATAAAATATATACTCTTCAAGTACCAAAAGAAAGCAAAGATTTACTTTCGATTTAAGAAAAAAGTGATTATATTTAAAATGATTGCTGCAATAGAAAAGAAAAGCACTACATCGTATAAATTCATCTAATTTACCTCCTTTTTACTGGAATCGGCAATTTCCTTATCTCTAAGGGCTGACAGATAAACGATTGCCATATTTTTGTTTTCTTCTGATAATGTTGCGAAAATATCGGCAATTCGTTTTCCGTCTTCAATATCTTTGTTTTTTAATACTTCCATATTTTTCTCCTTTCTGTTTAGTGAGTTGTTTTTTTTGTATCAGCTTTTCAACTTAGTTTAATATTACTACAACTCAGTTTATCTGTCAAGCATAATTTTAAACTCAGTTTAAATTTTTATTGACTTTTCTTTCTCTAAGATGTATTATGATATTGGGAGGTGAGGAAATGACGGACATTCTCATTAGAGTCCGAGAGGTACTTTTGGAAAGTCAAAAATCCCAAACTGAGATAGGGAAAGCAATCAGAAAAACTCCTCAGTATGTTTGGAAACTTTTGAATGACGACAATGCTAATCCAAGTAAAAGCGTTATCAAAGACATTTGCCAAGCATTCGGGATTAACGAAGACTGGATCAATAAAGGAGAATTACCCAAGGATCTAAAATTGGACAAAGATTTCTCTTCTATATGTGCTGAAATAGGCACTGAGGATTCCAAGGCAAAAGAAGCTATTATGAAATACTATCAATTATCATCAGAAGACAAAGAATTGTTTTGGAAGTTCATTGAAAGGTTCGCCAAATAGAAAGAAGCAGGGATTAATCTCCCTGCTTCTTTTCTTTCTCAAAAAGAGTATGTGTAAAGCTATAAATCATCGCCAAGAATCTTACGCTTTCTATCTTTTGTATCATACTAATAATTTCTTTCTTATAGTCCATAAAATAACCCTCCCTGTTTGCAAACTACTGCCTACATTAAAGTATATGCTCGATTAGCAGATGGAATATCACGAACTTATGTTTGCATTATATCCTATAATATGTCTAATAAAACGGAATAAGTGGGATGAAATGATATTTCCACGAGGTAATTGCCAATGGTATACCGGAATATTTACAATCGCATAGAAATTATTCGTGATAGCAAAGGTAAAATCATTTCTCTTTGGAGCAAAACAAAATACAAGCATAGGAATATGCTGTATCTGTTTCGTGACATTTCTTTTGACTGTTGGTTGTCTGTGCATATGTTGTTCGGAACAAATGCTAGTACCTCTGTTTGTATATTCTTCTACGCATACCGGTGAACTGATGATGTAATTGACGTATAATATAATTCCGATAATGGCTAGAATTTGTTTGAATGTTTTCATTGATAACACCTCGAATTTTATTATGTTTCACTATACTACTTGTGCTTTAAATGATATAATATATACAAATTTTACTAAGGAGGATTTACTATGAAAAAGCATTTAAAATTATTAGCGGCACTTGGTGTCACAAGCATTTTGGTTTCATCCACTTCTATCCCGACGTTTGCAGAAGACTTTGTTTTATATGATGAAAACGGAGTACACGTCGAAACAAAAGGCTTAACAGAGTCGCCATCAAAAGGAACCATTGGTTTGTATATTGAAAACAATTCTGATCTGAATTTAGGTATTGCACCTTACGCATATGCCATAAACGGCATCATGGCTGGTGGTGACCAATATGGTCTTAATTCTGCCGATGTTGCACCAGGTAAAAAAGCAAATTCTACTATAGAACTTACCAGTGCTTGGGAAAAAACCAATTTTTATAAAGATTATCAAATGGATGAATTGAGCAGCTTCGATATTTTGCTGTGGGCTTATGATAATTCAAAAAGCTTTAAAGCTTTCGATAGTGGTCAGGTGCATGTTGATGTAACTGGAGCCACGGAAACATCTTCACCTGTGTTAAGTAACGTTCAAAACATATATGATAAAGATGGTATTAGCGTTGATTTTGTATCATCAAAAGAGAACAGTTTCACGTTTTGCATCACGAATACAACTGGTCAGTATTTTGTTTACGATGTAGTTTCTGAAACTTATAATGACTTTACAACTTCCGACGTGAATTATGAACTGTGCAACAAATATTTGCTGAATAATTGTAAAACAATTATAACCTTAACTCCAACTGACGATTTCCTTTCAATGAACGAGATTTCTGAAATATCAAAAGTAGATTTCGCATTAACAATCAGACCGTTGGCTGAATATGAAGGTGAATATACTACAGATTTAATATCATATCAGAAGTAAAATATAATTTTCTCATATCTTTTATTTACGGACTGACTGCCGGATATTTAAGCACTTTTTTATCACAGGAGAGCAGCTTTGGTAAATTTCCGGCAATTCAGCCCATTTACAGTATTAAACTGTTGTAGTATAATATCTATATAAATACTATCTACATTGTAAATTCTACAACATTTCACCGTAAAAATTGGTAAATTGAATAAATAGCATGTTTTCGCATAACAAAAAAAGGGCGTGGTATTAATGCGAATAGCGATACTTGACGATAATCAGCTTGATATTGATTATTTCAAATCAAGAGCTGAATCATTCTTGAAGAAAAAAGGCGACCGGACGTACCAGATTTCAGAATACACTTCTGGCGTCCCTCTTGTGGATGATGTGAAAGACGGTGAATGGTTTGACTTGATCGTGTTGGACATCATTTTAAAAGACGGCGAAAATGGTATTGATGTAGCATATAAGTTACGTGGCTCTGGTTATTCCGGAAGTCTGATGTTCTGGACAGCTCATGCCGGCTACATGCGTGATGCTTTTGATGTTCAGGCAACACAGTATGTTATTAAAGGGCATGAAGATGGAAGGGTGTTTTCCGTAATTGATACTACACTTGGAAGATTGGAAGAACGGATGCTCACTGTAAAATTCAAAGGTGATTTCCACAGGGTTTTCTTTCGTAACATCGAATATATAGAAAGCCGTGGTCAAATGTGCATCATCCATTGCACGTGCAGGCATCAGTATGGTTTTTACCGGCGTCTGCATGAGATAGAAAAAGTTCTGGATCGGCGTTTTGTCCGGTGCCACCGTAGCTATATCGTAAACATGGATTATATTTCAAATATCGAAAATGATATCAAGATGATCTCTGGTGACATTGTTTCAATGGCTCAGAATCGAAAAAGAGAAATAGAACAGATATATCAAAAATATCTCGAAGAGTAAGAAAAGAGTCGGGTTTTTACGCCCAACTCTTTTTTTGACTGTCCACTCGTGCCGCTGCTAACAGCTCCCACCGGAAACATACAGCTCTTTCATTCATGCACGGTGGAATCAGTCTGCACTCTTCACTTGTGCGTAGCCGCACAGGAAACTTTACATCATAAGTTCAATCCCTGCGCGACTACTGATAGTATACCTCATCCTGCATCAAAGTGCAATCAAATCTTTCCAGACAGCCGCATCGCAGATTCCGTCCTGCTTCATGCCCCTGGATTTCTTGTAAGCGTTCAGCGCGTAAATGGTGTTTGTTCCGGCAGAACGATCAAGTTCAAGCTCTTTACCGTCTTTTCCTTTGAATTTTCGCGCTACAAGAATCTCCTGTAAAAGAAGAACGGAAAGTCCTGTGCTGCCTGCTACTACTGTTTTTGGTTCGAACATGTATTTTCCTCCTGTTGATGTATTAGTTGATGTTCTGTTTACGATCTTCCAGTCCGGTGTGCAGAATTTTGTTCCCGGCATCTGACTGTTAAGATAGCTTTTTGCACAAACACCACCGCCGTTTGCGATAATGCCGGATGCACCGGAGGTATTGCCCTCGATGGTATAAAAACGGTCGCCAACAACCGCCGTGACTAATCCGGTGTGGGTAAATGTGCCATTGTGCTTAAATATCACGATATCGCCAACCTTCGGGTTAGCGTTAAGCGTAAATAAGCCGCTCATAGTCGGACAGTACACATAAGGCCAATGTTTCAGGAGCTTCTTTGCCTTATTCAGTCCGAATGCTTTCATAAAGCACCAGCTCACGAAACAAGCGCACCAGGGCTGCCCTTGATATGATGGCTTAATGTCTCGCCAGTATTTCGTATAGTTGTTCGAACCGGCGTTTGCAGTCTTGCTGTCGAGCTGGCTGTTGCTTTTCTTCTCGAGATACCCGATTTCGTTTTTAGCAATGAGAATCACTTTTTTAATGGCTTTGTTCATTACAGAAACCTCCTCTTTATAATTTTTATAGAATACATCCATGTCCACGTTGCCGCTGATACCGGAAACTATTCCGTGTTCCGAATACTGCCATCCTACACCGACCGGAACTCTCAGCCTTTCCTGTAATGTTCCGTTATCCAGTTCTTTTTTGGGATAGTTCGCAATCCAACATTCGTACTGCTTCAGAGCGTTTGACAAGCAGTTCTTATACCAGTCGTAGTTGCAGTATACACCGACTTTATAGCCGGCTTTCTTCATTCTGGTCAGAAAGGCAACTGCAATGTTTTCAACTGCCTGTTTGCCGAGCTTCCGCTGATTAGACCACTCAAGGTCGTAGAACACCGGAAAGTCCAGTCCTCGTCCGTTCAGTGCAGCAATCACATCTTCCGCCTCGTCAATCGCCTGTGCCGGTGTTAGAGCGTATGAATACTTGTATCCACCGACAAGGATTCCGTTGCTCTTACATCCCTTGTAGTTGTACTCGAACGAGTTGTCAATGCCTCTCCTCTGATGCACTCTCAAGATTGCGAATTTAACGCCGGATTTAGCAACCTTCGCCCAGTCTGGTTTCCCCTGATTAGATGATACGTCAATTCCTTTAATTTCCATTCGGCTTTTCCTCCAGCTCTCTAATTTTGTCGCCTTGCTTTTTGACCACAGCTGACAGTTCCTGAATTGCTTTAATTGCATATTCGGTCAGAAGAAGTCTGTCAATCTGCTTAACATTCATGCTTCCATCTTCGTTCTCGCCACCGCCTAGCGCCAGTAACGGATCTATTTTTTCAATATCATCTGCAACAAGTCCGAGCGGCTGATGGACGCCGGTTTCTTTCCAGTCGAATGAGCATACCGGCATTTTGCAGACCGCATCAAGAGCATTAATTTCGCAGTCTAAAACATTCTCTTTTAATCGGATATCGGAAGCAGAATCGTTATATAAAGTGTTTGTAGTATAGTTACTCGAACCCCACTGGGCCGATACCGTCAATGCGGCTTTATTTGATCGTGTTGCCGATGACAGATAAGCTACCCTGTTCAATGCGGCGCTTGCCGATGATACGGGTCTTCTTCTTGTGCTTGTATTGGCTTCTTCTTCTTTATAGTCTCTGAACGAAAAGTTTCCAGCTACGTAAGCATCTCCTTTAAGGCCAGTGTCACCAGATACTGAAAGAGTTCCCGAAGTAGTCAGGTTCTTTCCCATCGAACAACCGTCTGTATATACTGCATTTGAATTTAAACGAACTGCACCATTTAAAAATCTTAGAATATATCCATCCCATTGGTGGCTGGTATCACCCTCCATCCAGAGATCTTCCACTCCGTGGCTCTTTTCTGCTGCATAAATTCCGTACTTACCGATTTTTATAGCTTTCCATTTGTTTGCGTCTGTATAATCCGTATACATAGTGATGCCGGAACTGTCAGTAAGCACTTTTCTTTTTTGACCAGTCGAATCATAGAAGAACATTCCGCTCTTATTAATTCTTATGACTATGTTGTTATCAGAATTTCGAAACGACATTCCTCCGGACGACATCCGGCCTATCTCCGACCCTTCGTCGTCAAGAAGGATCAGAAGCCCGTTCCCGTTGTTCTGTCCACCGAGTGTCAGTGTTCCTCCGAGCGCCGCATTGAAAGACACATACAGCTCATTGTTCAGATAGTATAGTCCTTTCCAAGCTCCGTTATTAGATAGAATTTCTACAATATCTTTCTGAGACAGAGCAGAAACGTCAAGTGCTACCGGGAACGTCTGCTGATCACATAGTATAGTTTTTTCTTTATCGGCATAAGCGCTGGCCCTTATCATGTCATGTGCTTCAAGAGACAGCGTGTTCAGCTGAATCTGGATCAGCTTCATCGAGGTGCTGTATGCGCTTATATCTTCCCAGGAAGAGCCATTATCAACACTTTTTTCGATAGTCCACCAGGCATAAAAGTTTTTAGCATCTTCCTGACCATCCCTATAGTAAGCCCTCAAGTTCAGAATATTCGGAGTAATCTTCTTGTCAGCCCCCATCAGCAAAATGTCAGCATCGGCATTTATAAAATATGTTCTTCCGGCTGTACCCTGTTCTCCGGCGTACTGCTTAGCTATCGTGAATCGCTTTGAAATCGACAAATTTTCCAGATAGGTAGCCATTATATCAACCCATCCGCTATCGGCAGTTAAGCTTTCAACTGTATACGTGTGTTCAACTTCGTCCCAGGATCCCGAGATGTTCTGAGATTCGGTTATAGTGTACGAACAGTTCTCCGTGATATCCTGTGCGCCGTACATCACCGTAGCCCGAGTTGAACATTCTGGAAAGCTGCTATAATTCCCGTCAGAATCAACAGGAATCCCCTGGTACTCATTACTCAGCTGAATAGTCATGTTCTTCGCAGAAGCAGAGAACTCTTTTAATGTTTCATCGAGTGTTTTTCCACCGCCAATCTGCACATTTCCACTGATATATACCGATTTTGTATCCATGTCAACAGAGAATAGAAGATTCCCTTCTGCGTCTTTTACGGTAATGGCTCCGGCATTGATCCAATTTGCGTTAACTCCAACCGCTTCCAAAATACGAACTATAGCGTCTCCATCAACAGTCATTCCGCCGTTCCAGGTATTTCCGCCGTCGTTTGATACGCCCCAGGCTTCCGCCGTCATCCGCCATATTCCCTGCGATTCACTTAATTTGGGCTTATCATGCAAATAAAAAATTTTACTCCCGTCCTCTTGAGTTTCGATAGTGGTAAAAACCCCTGATGATTTGTCAAGCCTTTTCTCAAATTCTTCAAGTGCAAGCTCCCGTTGCGTTTTTTCCTTTTGTACTGACTTTCTGGCATCAACAGCTGTTTGCGTAATCAGGGAATATTGCTTCGAACTGTTTCTAGCTGTGCTCTCGGCATTGCAAGAAATTTGTTCAAATACTCCGGGTTGCAGCACAACATTTGTCAGAAAACTTTTGTATTTGTTTCCTTTTCTGTCTGTTATTAAAACAGCGTCCCCGGCTTCAATAGATATGTCTGTTAAGCACTGCGTTTCAAATGGGCGAAACGACATTCCAACGCATTTTTCGCCGATCATTGCAGCTACAGTCTCACCGGTTCCCTGTGGGATCAGTTTATTTTCGCTGATTTCCAGGACGTATCCTTCATTTCCATGCAAGTATGAACTTGCGGTTTTATCATCGGATGTAGCCTCAATATATTCTGTTACCCTTACGCCAGTTATAACCACATCATCTAAATTTGGGGTAAATTTGCTCGTAGAATTAATTTCAATTCTATTCGCATCAACAATTTCCGTATCGTACCATTTTATAGTCAGTCTGCCATATCTATCGCATCTGGCATACTGACATCCGATCTGGCATACCCATGCTAACACCTGACGAAAAGTTAATGCATCATCATCCGGCCTTGTTACGATTTGATAAGAATCTTGATCGAACGATAATGTATCCAGTGTTACTCCACATACATTACATGCGTCTTGGATTATTTGCCGACGTGTCGCCGGATACTTGAGCTTACTCTCAGAATAATCACGATCAAATTTTCGCATATTATCCTCGCATGTTAGTTCAATAATCGTAGTATCCTGATATGGTGTATCAACCACGGTCATGGTGCAAATTCGGATTTTTTCTATTTCTTTTTCAGTTCCGGACGTTGGTTCCACTTCAAGTCCAACATAACAGATCACTTCTGCATTTGTGAAATCGTAATCCGTATACTTTTCATCAAAGTTATTAATTGACAGATTTACTGTGTTTATATTCGCAGATCCAATTGTAAAAGCGCTATCATCGGATACTGAATCTTCAAATTTCATTCCATTTGACCAAAAATCCGTATTGGTAAGATTGAGAACCGTTCCATCTGTCAATGTGATATCCGCATATTTCAGATAGTTCCTATTGTCGTTATTCTGTTCAGTTTTAAATCTGCTGGAAACATACCTCAAATTCTCACCTCCTACTGTTCAATCAAATCAAACTGCAAACCTTCCATCCGCTGATTTCCTACCCACCAATATTTGAACGGGGCAGACCGGTCACCGACATAAAAAGTTCTTACTTCATGTTTATTTCCAGATAAAAGATCAGGATATTCAACGGAAAAATACTCTGGGTTTACAGCCTGTACGATCTTGCAAGCAGTATCCCAATCCGGTGCATTCCATCCAACAGCCAGTTTCCGTTTCTGGCCAACGCGGTTTTTATGCATGATCGTATCATCAGTACGTCCAGATTCTGATGCTGAAATATCTTGCAGCCCCCAGGTAAAAGAAGATGGGCAAGGCATCGCTGCACCATTGATTTTTATAAAAACGTCTGCCATATGAATAATCACCTCATTTTTGTGCATGAAAAAAGCGCCTATCAAAAGATAGACGCTTTATGATTATTCATTATACGTTTTTAATATAATATGATTCCATATTTTTACATATGGCATTCAAGCAAAAAAGAAAGAACCGGGAATTTCTCCCCGGCTCCCATTCTCATTTGTAAGTCACTTTATACATTGCTCTGCGGTAAGATACTGCTTTGCCATAGCGATTATTATTCGCAAATTGCACCATCTCAACAACGTGCGTTCCAGCTGTTATATAAGAGTCATCCAATGAACCACCGCCGCTAACAGAAGTACCTCTGTTCTGATCCCAAAGTTTTCCATCAATATAGATATATGTCGTTAAGCCACGATCGACATTACTGGCCGAAAAGTTAATATACCCCATCGGGAATTGTTTATATAATTGCATAAGTACTGTTTTACCATTCGTACTTCTCTGAGAATTATACTCAATGAAAAACTCTGCATCTCCACACTCTTTTTGATTTGGTAAAAGCATCTTAAGTTTGCTAGGTGTGTTCTTGACCGTGACTTTGCACTTAAATGTTTTACCAGATGCACTTCTGGCGGAAACATAAGCAGTCCCGGCACTTTTTCCGCTAATCTTACCGGTTGACGAAACTGTTGCAACTTTGGTGTTTGAAGAAGACCATCTGTATTTCTGTTTCGTATTCAGCATTTTAAGCTGTGCCGTTTTCCCTTTATACAGTGAAATATTAGAGCTGCTGATCCTCGGTGCTTCTACTGTCACCAAACACCGATAACTCTTTTTCCCGATTTTAGCAGTAATCGTAGCTGTTCCTCGGGCCTTTGCTGTTACTTTTCCGGCGCTATTCACAATCGCATTTCTTGAGTTACTAGACCATTTTGGTTTCGCTTTTGTTCCGACCATCTTCAGTTGCAATGTCTGCCCTGTACAAATGGTTGCCTTCGTTTTGTTAATTTTAACTGTTGCCGCCGATGCCGGAACCGCCATGGCAAGTGCCATAATCATTGCCAACAAGATCACTGTAAGTTTTTTCCACTTTTTCATTTTCTTTTTCCTCCCTTTAATTGATAATCCAATTATACATCTGATAGAGAGAAACTACAATGAGAATCGCAGTAATTGATTAGGCAAAATCACGCAGAATCCATTTTTTGTGTTTCTGTGGAGGTTTATCGTTCAAAAAAATCGTGCCCGTATTTAAGCCGTTTTATTTGAGTAAGGCTGTGTCAATGATCTGAAAGTTTGCCCGGTGGATGTAAAGGGCTTTCCCGTCAATCATTAACTTTGTCATTTTCGGCAACTTCTTCGGAATTTTCCAGTATACTTCGTCACCAGAATATGCTGTAATAGGTTGTCCTAGCTGAGATTTAATCACAACAACTCTGGATTTTCCGAAATAATTCTTGTACTGATTTACGATCCCGGCAACGTAAGTATTGTCAGAAAGTTTTTCCGTAGATTGACTGTAAATATCAGTCTGCTCAAAATCCACATCCGACTCCAGACCATCTTGCTCAAATATGCAGGTGTCGCCGCAGCTCTGGATTTCATTGCCATCAATATTGATCGTGATCACGGATGACAGCTCATATCCGCTGATCACAGTTCCATCACTGTTGTAAGAAGTTGTCTTAACCGGATTGCCCTGAACATTGATCTTGTCGCCGACCGTGGTCATGACCTTTTGACCGTAGTTATCATAGGTGCGGATTGTATATCCATTTCCAACCAGATCGCCTTTGATGTCATTAATAGCATCGTCCATCAGAGCGCATCCGGCAGCCCCTCCGGCAAAGCACAGGCACAGGATTGCCAGTAACATGATTTTTAATTTTTTCTTCATCTTTTTTCCTCCTTGTCGTCAAAATGATGGTATCCCCATTTAGGGATTAAAATAAATGCCAGCAATGGCCACGCTGAACCTGTCACTTTACAGGCCGTGGCAATAGCCGCTGAACAAGCGATCACTGATACTGCGTTCAGAATCATAACATATTCCATTTTCTTTCCCTGCTTTCTCGATAATTGATTGAATAAAATCGGCTAGAATCCATTTTTATGTGCAATGCGAGGAAATTATCGCATGTAACGTTTCCAGCGGTTTTTCAACCGTTTTATTCAACGTAAATCATTCCTTTGTATTTTTCAAATCGGTACTTCTGGGAAATGTCTGGATATTTTTCTTTATCCACTAGGCTGTAAAACATCTTTTGCGGTCTGACATACAGTTTCCGGTCGCCGTACAAGGCCTGGTAAATCATCAGCACTTCTCCGGTTTCCGTATGTTTCGCTTCACCGATGATAACGTACAGGTAATCGTTGCCTTGCGGATCATGGATGGTTTCTCGTTTAAAATGTTTAACAATATCTCCCGGCATGAACAATGGTCTGTCTACTGGCATGATGTTTCCTTCCCCCTTTTCTACTTCGTATGATTGATTTATCAATCGAATAGTATCTTTAGATACTATTATATTATTTATATCTTTCTCTTTACCTATATCTAAACCTATACCTGAGTGCGTCTTTGTTGCGTCTACGTTGCGTCTACAAAATATGATTGTTAGCATTCAAATTTGCGCATCTCCTTTTCTGATTCATATTCTTCATATTTTTCTTGACATATTCCTGTACCACAAGCAAACATAGCTTCTATTATTCGAACTTTCGAATTTCTTTCTTTCCCCATAGAAAGAACAAAAGACATGTTGAGATAAGTTTCTTTAGTTGCCAAACCCCAATACGCATTCCAAGCATATCTGTTCAATAATTTTAAGCATTGTTCGATGGTTAATTCGGGATGAGGTTCGTTAAATGTGTTGTAATATTCTTTATAAAATTCCTTAATGAGTTCAATAAAGTTTTTAGCGTATGGTTTTAAATCAATTCTATTCTGAAGTGAATACCTGTCCGAGAAAAAATATCCTTTATGATTCGTATTTAAACCATATTCAAGATTTTCAATCGTTTTCTTACAATCAATGTCGCCTATAGGTATATAACAATTTTGCATAATTCTGTCTTGTACTTTTTTTATGTTAATATCAAATTTTCTATTTTCGAACATTTTGATATATCTTTTCGTTTTTTTCTCTTCTTCAAAAGCATCATCAGAAACCAAATAAGTATCGACATAATATTTTAATAACTTCAAATCAAATTTTATATTCTTAGAGTTAAGAACTTTCTTTATGTAATTAAAATAATAAATTTGCGAACTATTTCCTTTTTCACAATTTATGCAAACTCCAGGAATCTTTTTAAAAGCTTTTTCGATTTCTTCATATGTGAACTCTTTACAATATGTTTTTACAGAATTTTCCATTGCAGTCATTATTTTTTCTACTCCAAAACGTTTTAACCATACATTAATATTATTTCTTCCATGTTCGTTCACACTAGAACCAGTTAATTGTTCAAAATAATCTGAAAGCATATTAATTGCCTGAGCGTTGTAATTCAACAATTCTTTCTTCCATTCAGCAATCATTTCAAGCTGCTCTCTTTTCTCAGCTAGTTCTTTTAAAGATTGTTGCTGCAATGATATAACTTTTTTATCAGAAAGTTTATTTTTACCTTTTCCTCTATTGCAGTCCCGGCATGATGTAATTAAATTCACAATATCATTGGCGCCACCTTCTGCCACGGGATCAATATGATCAACTTCTAATATCACATCTGGAGCCATGCGTCCACAATACTGACATGTAAATTGATCTCTTTTAAATACTTCAAATCTAATTTTCTTACTAATAGGAATTCTTTTCATAGAAAAATACCTGCCTTTCGTATAAAAGATGCCTTGAATGTATGTAAATCAACAGGCAGGCGGCAAGGCATTTCCGCTTTTCGATGATCGGTCTAGCCTGTTGGTTTTACCAGTTTGGAAACAAAAAAAGAGCAGACTCCAAGACGGTATCACGGGAAACGGGTCACTGTTTCAACCCAAGTAAATATCATCTTAAAAGTCTGCTCAATATTTTGTTTTTGCACAATATAACAAGATATAGGTGTTACTTGTTACTCATTCATTATACCGCAATCCGGCAGAAATGGCAATGGTTTTTACCACGCTGGGCTAGGGTTTTTCCGCCGGTTGTTATCGTTCTGGGCTTTTGTGATAGCTTTCGCAAAAGCACGTCCGTCCAGATTGATCGTGTTGGAAATGTACTGCGGAGATGAGCTTCCACCGGCATTCATGTTCATCATTGCCATTGCAACGCCCTGTGTTACCGCTTGTGTCATTTCTTCCTTGCTCAGGCCAACGCTTCCTTCCGGCATGTTTCCGGTAATGCTGTCAGCAATGCTCTTCATGGCCTGTTTATTGGTCAACGGAAGGACTGCTTCCTTTCCTGCTTCACCGACACCGATCACGGATGCTGCATTGAAAAGACCGCCTTTGGCATACCAGTCAACTCTCGAATTGTACCGCCACTTGTGGGTCCGTCCCTCTTGCCAATCAGTGTAATCCATGGAAATATGTGGAGTTCTGATGTTGATTGACTCCATGCCGTTTCGGAGATTCTGCATAGCATTCTGGCCAACACTGTACATATCACTGAAATTTCTTTTAATCGTATCAACTACAGTATTAATTCCACTTCCAATACTTGTGTTCATAGTTCCGCGGATGTAGGAAGAAATATCTCTTCCAAGATCTTGCCATTTACTTAAGGCAATCCTGTACTGGCTTCCAAAATGACTGCGGACAGTAGTATCCATTTTGCCAAGCTCGGTACTTGCATCAATCTTCATCTGACGGACATTTTTGGTTACTTCACGGGAAGAATTTCCCCAGTGAGTTGTCGTGCTGGTGTCAACACCTTTCATATAGCCATCTGCTTGCTTCTGGATTTCAGCGAGATCGCTTGTAGTAGTGCTTACCATTTTATTTGTTGCATTTTTTGTATCAACACTTGCTGTCATCATAGTTGAGGAAATTTTTTGTTGCGCACCAACAATATTATTTTTAACCGCAGTAGTAACAGCTCCGGTAGCGTTTGGAAAATCTTTCGATAATTTTTTATTCAAATCATCGAGAGGTACTCCTGCATTTTGTAATGCATTGTATACTATTTTTAACGCTTCGTTTGCACTTTGCGCGCTTCCTCCGGTGTTCTGTAACTGATCTCTTACGCCAATATATGTACCACTAAATTCATCACCTTTTAAGCTTAAAAGGTACAAAGTGTCAGAAAGCGTGCTAATAGCTTCTTTTGCACTAAGAGAAGACATATCAATCTGGCCCGTACTTTCAGAAAAGCCGTTTCCTAATGCCTGAATCTTATCTGTCATACTATCGATAAACTCAGCAGAAACGCCTGCCTGTGCCCCATATTGCTCAAGGGCGCTTTTGGCCTGATCTGTTGAAACTCCATATTCCTTAAGTTTCTCAATCATATCAGAGTACATCTCATCATGAGATTTACCGAGTTCTTCATCTTTCTCAATCATTTTCCACAGGGCTTCTGATTGATCATTTGTGATTGTGGTTAATTCATTCAGTTTTGCAGCATAGTCATGCAGATAACCGCCGTACTGAGTAGTCATTCCGTTTCCGCCTTGCATTGTTTCGAATAGTCCCGCAAGTTTTTTTGTAAGCAGGACCGCTCCGGCTGCGGCAATAGCTATTCCACCGCCGGTCCCTACAAGAGCTGCAAGTGATGATCCAAACGCAGGAATCGTTGTGGAAGCTGCAGAAGTCAGTGCTGGTCCCAGCATTCCCCGAACAGCAGTAGACAGTATGCCAAGTACACTATCCCCTGTGAAAAATTTTACGATTCCATCGACAAATGGCATTAATTTCATACCAATGGCAAATGTTGCTATAGCCTGAATAAAGGTTCCTGCCGATGTGGTACCAAGACCATTCCAAATTCCGCCCAGAACCTCGCTGATAACTGTTGTGATTTGTGACAAGTGTTTCGACCAGTCTATTTCGCTAAGGAAAACACCTATATTATGTCCAAAAGCTTCCCAATCTACACCGTTCGCAATGTCGACAAGGGATGTCAAAAGGTTATCTATAAATTCCTCAAGCTTCTGACCGTTTTCTTTCCACTTAAATTGCTGCATGAATGTGGTGATGCCGCCAGTAATGTTATCGACAAGATCATCCCATTTGAAATTTACAGTAAATGATTTAAGAGAATCAAACGCACCGTTTAAACCAGTAGCTAATACGTGTGCTATGTTTGTGAAGTTAATTTTTTCGAAAACTCCATTTAATAAATCAGCAAATGCTTTTCCGATATCTGCATAGGGCAGATGATTTACCAAGCCAGCGAACATGTCCCAGGCTTTCATAAATGAATTTCCAATAAGGTTTCCAAGATTAGTCCAATTTACTTCTTTTACAAGTCCTGTAATTCCGGTTCCAAATTTGGCTCCTAAGTTATACCAATCAATTCCATCAAGGAGCTGGTTCATAGTGTTAACGATGGTGTTAAGACCAGCCCCCAAAGTGCGTCCCATCAGGTTCCAGTCAATATTATCAACAAGACTGTTAAATGTTTCTGTAAAAGCGTCTGTGAAAGCCGTGATTTTAGGGCCAACATTTTTCCAACTTATAACATCATAAATCTTCCGGATTCCGATATTAAGCATATCTGCAATGGTCTTTCCAAGTCCTTTCCAGTCATGGTTAAGAAAAGCTTTGCGGATTTTTTCAGCCCATTTATTGATAGGGGTTTCTTCTTTGTTCAGCGCATCATCAATCTGATCCGTGATGCCACCAAGCCCAAGGTCAGGTGTTGCACCGGTACTGGTTTTCTTTGTTCCGGTACTCGGCGTTGATCCAGAACTACTCGAATTATCAGTAAGCTGATTTAATTCATCAAAAGGAAGTACTGAAAGGGCTTTCTTTAATGCTTTTGCTGATGAAGTGGCGTTATCAAGTCCGGATGCTGCGTCATCTCCGGCATTTTCCATATTGCTAAGATCTGTTGCTGCGTTATCAAGTCCGGCAAGATCATTCACAACTCCGCTGGTAGATCCTTTGATTTTTTTACCCATTAAAACATACATAAAGTTTCTGAATGTTTCTGCTGCCTGCATAAGTTTGGACATCAGGGCATTAAGAGCTTTGATTCCCGGAAGAACCGCTGCGATTAAGCCCTGCCCTATGACGGATGCAAGGGACTGGATGTTCAAAGTAAGGAGACGTACTTGATTGGCCCAAGATCCGGCGGTCCTGGCGAAGTCCCCCTGCTGCGCACTTGTAACTGACATGATGTAGTTATAGCGCAGCATCGTTTTTTGAGCCTGCGTCATGGAATTATAGGCTGTCGTAATTCCTTGTGACAACGCATACTCCTGTAAATTTGCGATCGAAAGATTTATTCCGAGCTGTTTTAAAGGCTCGATTTCTCCTGAAATGCCCGCCCTTATTTTGTAGAAGGCGGTATCAGTATCAATGTTGTAAAAAGATGCCAAATCTCCGGCTAATCCTGCAAGAGTTGTTGACATCTTCGCAGCGGATTCCTGTGCTACACCAGAAGCATTCAGCATTGCCATCATGGTTCCGGAGTAATTCTTTGCTGCCAGTTCCGACAATCCGAACTGTTTTGTCGCTGTAGACGCAAACTTGTATGCCTGATCTGCCATACTTCCAAAGGCAACATCTATAACGTTCTCAACCTCAGCGATATCGGAACCGATCTCAAGGATTCCTTTTCCACCCATGGCTTCGCTGAATTTGCTCATCACGGCCGAAGCCGCTTTGAAGCCAAGAACAGTTTTAAGCAAAGAGCCGATATTGAATGATGTACTTTTTAATTCTTTTCCCTTATTTACCAGCCCTGAAATAGATGATGTTAAAGTACCAAATCCCGATTTTGCCATATTAGCAAGCGAGCTCATGGCACTTGATAAACTAGAACTTATCATAGAAAGCCCTTCAAGGGATCTGGATACAGAATTCATTGATGCACTAGCCTTACCACCAGCCGCCGCTAACTGTCCCAGTGCAACTATAACGCGCACAGTGCTCTGACTGATTTGTGGTGCGTTTTTCATAGCTGCAAAAAACTTCTTTAATTCTACTGCAAGATTTGCTAACTGCGATGCCGTCTGGCCTGTTTTATTTCCTGCTGATGCCAATTTTGCAAGGGCTTGTATCAACGAATTAATGGAATCAGAGACTTCGCCTGCGTATGAAATATTTCTTATGACTCCGTTTAATTTTATTCCAAGTAATTCTAATCCTTTAGCCGCTTGATTCGATTTATCTCCTGCGGCCACTAATTTTGCAAGAGATGAAACCAATCTGTTTATGCCTGATGAAATATCTGGAAGCGTTGAAAAAGCCTGAAGACTTCTGGATATGGAAATTAATTTGTCTGTATCAAAGTTTTTAATGTCTGATTGTGATAAACGTCTTAATGCATTTGCCGCATTTATCAGACCATTTTCTTTGAAATTCAAATTACCCAGCAACGACATGCTTCTTGATATTTCTTTAATAGCATTTATGGATGGTTGAATTTTTGCAGTATCAATTGTTTGAAACTTATTTATAACATTAATCACAGAATTGATGTTTTTAGCATCTATTTTAGGTATAGAAACACTAGAAACATTTTTCAAAGCGCCCAATCCTACAGCTAATTCTTGAAAGCTTTTTGCACTTGTTTCCAATTCCGAAAAATTAACTTTCGATAAACTACGAAGTTGTCCGGTTAATCCAGACAAATTAGGCACACTAACATTTGTCCTGCTTAATGTCTGTAAAGTCGCTGATACTCTTCCGATTTCACGAGCATAGTTTCTAAGCCCGCCGGTATTGACGTTCCCCAGTGCTGTGTCAACATCCTTTAACTTTTTAGCCAGATTTCCCAATGCTTTTGTAGCGTTCCTGGTACTACTATTTATTTGTATATCAAGGGTATCAATGGTATTATCAGCCATAAAAATACCTCCTTTTAATCAAAAAAAAATAAGGGCAGACAAGACTTTTTATTCATCTTGTCTGCCATCTTCACTTCCTATCTCAGCGATATTCGCATTTGCCTTTTTTATCAGAAGTTCGTAGTAACGTTCTTCCTGCTTCAATTCAGCTTCAGACCGTTTCGGAACATCTGTTTTTTCTTCAAGCTGTGGTTTCTTTGTTTTTTCTGTGATTGGTTTATCTGGATATTTTGCTTTGCCAGAAAGTGCACTTGATACCGCAGATTTCACATATAAGCCGGAAAGCCATGACTGATATTCAATCAGTTTTACCTGAGTTTCTATTTCATCACGTTTACCTTTCTCGTACTCACGTATCCTTACTTGAAGGTCACGTATGGTACTTCTGAGAAATTCTTTCCGGCTCATTCCGATGCGAACTGCCGCCGGATATAACTCTGTCCAGATTATTTCGCTGTAGCTTTTTTCTGGTGATCTGTCGGTTTCTTCGGAGTTTTCTTCGGTTTGGCTGCTACGTTCAGATCGCCCATGAACGTCTCCAGACCGGTCAGTTTGAAAAAACCGTCTTCCTCCATCTGGTCAAGACACATGGTAAAGATACCGTAAAAGTTACCCTGCTCATCGTCCTTATGTTCCTGAATAAATTGTGCTGCAAGTTTCTTCGCAGTTGCAAGAGTCGGAACAGAACCGTCTGCATCCGGGTTGTCACCATGATACTGAAGAAGTCCTGCATAAAACACGGTTAATGCTGTGTTCGGAATATTTGCCATGCCGGAAATCATTTCTTCCGGCGTTTTGTCCACACCACCGCTTGTTGCCAGAAGTGTGTTCATTACACTTTTGACACAATCATCATACAAAGATGCTTCAATGCCGTATTCGAGCTTATACTCTTTGCTACCAATCTTTAAAAGTTTATACATAATATCTTTTCCTCCCAGTTTTAGATATATTTGTTATTCGCCTTCAGTTGGCTTGATTGCTGTGTCTGGGCCGACATACTCATTGATAGCCAGGGACATGTCAACAGTAAGAAGACCGTTCTGGTCTCTTGCCGGTTTTGGAATGATAGTCGGCGGCTCGATTTTGGTGAAAAATGCTTTCTGAAGCGCCGGGTAATATTCCTCATACCACATAAACAGACCACTCGCGTGAGCTGTTTTGTAAGCGGAGATAAGGTCTTCCCACTCTTTGATTGTTTCGTCTGTAACGTTTACAGTTACATTGAATGTACCACCGGTTGAACCACGACCTGCGATAGTTCTCTCAATTTCGTCTTCGAGAGCGGATGCATCGATAGTCTCAACGTCAATAGTGATTTCATCAGAAGCGTTTATTCTGTGAAGCTGTTTAAATTTTGCTGGTTTTGTTCCCGCCACCGTCTCTACTGCATAACCGGTAAGAGCACCAACGGTACTGATTCCTGCGATATTTCCTGCCATATTGGCTCCTTTCCGCCTTTCGGCTATAAATTACTGCATAAAAAAAGAGCCATTACGGCTCTGGCACGTAACCCTGTGCCCGGGAGATAAAAGGATCACCGCCCTTCTACTCTTCTTTGCTTACTTGTTTAATGACCTGATTTACATAAGTGCTCAGTCCTGCGACAAGAATACCTTGTGTGATTGCGGTAAAGATTGCCATTGCAACTTCCTGACCGCCTGTGACTGTAGATGTAGCGAAAACATAGATTCCACAAATAACCACACCCAGAAGCCCAAGGATTCCAGGAATGTATTTGTCAGCTACGGTTTCAGCCTGTTTGAGAAATGCTCCTACAAAATACAGGACTACAGCTACAACCAGGAGTTCCGGTTTCACATAGTTCATAATCTGATCCATTCTATCTCACCCCTTTCATTCGCCAAGCAGCTGCCCGGTGTAAATTCTTGTGTATCGGCTAACAAGCCGCTTGATACTATCATCAGCATTGCCCATGAGTTCGGGGCCGTAGGTTCTACGAAATCCCATGTCAATCATGGACTGATGACTTTTTTCGTCAATCTGATATACTTTTGCAAGTGGAGCTGTACCCGTGGCAAAGCACTCGATCTGGATAGTTGGAACCGTGGCGCATTCATCGCCTTCAAGGTCTCCTTCTGTCAGAACGTTTCCCAACATATAAAGTCTTGCATAGGCTTTCTTTCCAGATGCAAGAGTTTGGCTTCTGTCCATGGAAAAATTCCCTTTACCAACTACAGGTTCGATCGCTTTATTCCAGCGTTCGTATATCTCGGATATTGGGTTTTTTAATATTTTCGGCATTTAATCACCCTGCCTGTTCAATTATCTTTTATGATTTATTTTTTGGGCATGAAAAAAGCACCTACCTTTCCAGTAGATGCTTCGCATCTTAATTGTACAAAAAACAAGCCATATGATTCCATATTTTTGCATAGGCAAATCGTATAATATACTGGACTATTTTTATCCGTTATAAGGTAAAAAATAGAAGCCCAGATCACTCCGGGCTTTATTCTATCTTCCAAACACTTCTTTTGCGATATGTCGTATCTGCATAATAATAGCTTCTTCCGCGTGGTACATCGGCATGTACGCCCTGTTACCATAAGAATGATGCTTTCGTCCACTTTCATCCACATACCACCATCCGTTTGGGTCGTAGGCGTGTTTTTGATCTGGGTAAGTACCGACACCATAATCAGCACCGGACGGTAAAGGATAGCTGTCCGTTCCATAAGAAATACCGGCGCTAAACTCGATAAAAAGAACCTTGTCCCCAGAAAGCCGGACTGCTGCACCAACAATATCGCCATGTCCGTTATTGATAACTTCCGTATAGTAAGAACCTTTTTCTTCGGTCGGAACAGATTCCATCGTGGTCTGGATAACCTGTATTCCCTCTTGAGCCAGTTTGTCAATGAAAATCTGGTTCTTCCTTTGAATATCTTTCTGATATGCTTCTAACTGCTGAATTGCAGACCGCAAAGAATTATGGTTCAAACTACACTGAATCGTTTTCCTACTCATTGTTACCACCAATTTTCGCTATACCATATCGGGCGACCTGTCCTTTTTGAGTGTCAAGGATTCTTTTAAGCCTGTAGTCTGGCAAAACGGTCGGACTGTTATCATCGTCAAGAATCAAAGCTCCGTCTATATTGATTCCCGGCACAGCGTCAACCCACAGAACATCGCCTTCTTTTGGCTGAAATGTTCGGTCAAAAACCGTGATATATCGATCGTAATCAGGAACGATTCCGGCAGACAGTTCTTCTGGCGTACCGGCTGTTGCTGATACTGAAATATTCTTCTTTTGTGGATTTGAATAGACAAGAATCTTGTCAATTCCATTACTTTTTTCTGTTACTGTTGAAATCCATACGGACTGTTTTTGTCGTGTTCTACCTCTCGTATAAATCACCTCCGACATTGTATTAGATTGCATATTTAATGTGTGATGTTTTTGCATCCTCATCTGATACCTTTGCATATATTGTAGTGGTATTGATGTTAACGTGACCAAGTATTTTCTGGACTTCTGTGATCGGTGTCCCTCTTTGAAGTAGCATAGTGGCAAGTGTGTGACGGAACAAATGTGGTGTTAAAGGTCTGTCCAATCCTGATTTTCTTCCGATTTCACGGACAATTTTTTCAATGGCTTCTTTCTTCAATGCCTGATGCGGTTTGCGGTCACTCACAAATATGTATTCAGACTCATCATCTCTGGAATCAAGATACTGTTTCAAAAGAAGTTTGCTACGGGCGTTCAAATATACTTTCCTATGTTTATTCCCTTTTCCTAGTACCATAACTTCTCCTTTGTAAAAATCCACATCCGACTTCTTTACTATACACGCTTCGGTTACTCTCGCACCAGTACTGTACAAAAACTCTATCATAGCTTTTTCTCTTACAGTCTGGCAAGTCAATCGTATTCTTTCCAGTTCCATCTCTGATAATGGTTTCTTCTGAATTCGTTCATACTTGATGTTCTTGATCGAGCGACAAAGATTTTTGTTGACATATCCCTCATTTGCTGCCCACTCAAAGAATACGTGAATTGCAGTTCTACGGCTGTCCAGTGTACGGTTACTGATGTTTCGGCTTTCTTGTGTCGTGTACAAATATACACGAATGTCATTTGCGGTAATATCTTTCGCGTCTTTGTTTACAGTAAAGAAAAAATCATCAAGATACAGGTTGTACAGTTCAAGTGTCTTTTTACTCAAACCTTCGATTTTTCTGCTCACAATGTATGCTTTGTAAAAATCTGGTAAATAACCAGTATACTTTATAACCGCGGTTTCCCTTATTTTTATATCAAAATCATTCACATACAACGCCAGCTTGTTTCTGATCGTGCGTAAATATTCATCTGGTACTTCTCCGTTCAGCTCTGCCATGAATCCGTCAATAAACTGTTCTCTCATAAAAAATACCCTCCTTTTGGGTTCACAAAGGGAAGGTACCGTGTTATAATATACCTGTACCCTCTGTGGTGCTTGGAGTTGGACTTTTTGTTTGGTAGACGGGAGTCCAGCTCCTCTTTTTTGTGTTACGCATATTATAACACGCCCTATGCGAAATGGGTATCTTTTATTCAATTTTCACTTAAAAATAATTAACAAAATCTTCCTTTAACGAACCAGTTTCCTCTTTCAGCGAAGCAATGTCTGTTTTATTCTGCTCGATCTGCTGTGCCTGTTCTGGGGTGGCTCCGGGCTTGACCGGATTCTTTTCAAGGTACTCATTTACCATGTTTTGTATTGTGGTATCTGCTCCTTCTTTTGTGAGGTACAGTGACATGTCAACTGGAGCTCCCATAGTATCCCATACTACCCCATTCCACGCCACGTTCATTCCTGCTTCGCCGTAAATGGATTTAGACTCGATATTGTACATATCTCCGATATCTGGATTTAACGGAAGCAAATCAGCGGTTGCAACTGTACCTCTGTACCTTACAGGACTGTTTAACTTTGCTTCCATATCGGAAATCTGGCGTTTTAATATTGCATATACTTTCTTTGCTGTTAATGCCATGCGTTTCTCCTTTACAGTTTATACCATGTATCGGTAGGTTTGTGATATTCGTATAATTCAGAAGTATCAAGGCACAACGCCGAAGAACCACTCTGTACATAATGTGGGAGCTTTGATACGTCCTTCGACAGGCCTTCGTAATCACGAACCATGCCTTTTGCCCCTGTACATACCCAACTGCCTAAATCTGGCAATTCATCACCGGGATTGTACTTGATTCCATCAAAAATAACTGTGTTTTCTGCTTTTGCCATTTATGCAATCATCCTTTCTGCCCCAACAGGAGCTACATATGTGAACCGGTTTCCTAAAACATCTTTTGCAACGCCAATTACAAAGCATCCGTAATCGGCAAGCATATTGCACACAAATTCCTCTGCATCCACCCAGTATTGCTTCTTGACCATGTGGTGAAGTCCTGGCAATAAACCATAACTGAACATCACGCAATGCCCTAATTCATGGATAAACACACGGTTCAGAAGTTCCCCGTACAGATTATTTGCAATCGAAATCGTCATTGTAGAATAATCCGATACCGCAAGTGTTTTCTTCCCTGTACGGTCAATCAGAACATTATCATGGGGAGAAACAAAGCGAACTCGCCATAAGTCCCCGTTCATATAGAATTGTCTTAGCATGGTTTCTCACCATCCTTTTTGGCTTATGCTGTATAATCTTCGATAACGGTCTCAATGCCATATTCGATAGCGCAAGTATTCTCAATCTTGCATCCTCTGGCTTCGTCCCATCCTTTAGCAAAATACGCCACGTCAGCTTCTGCCAGAAGTTTAATGGATTCACCAATATACCAGAGTGGCTTTGCGTCAACTGGTGCTTGCTGGAAGAAAGAATCAATTACTTCTACAGGCTCACCAACCTGCTTCTCTGCGCTCTTAATCGCTTTTTCTCTTACTGCAAGAATTTCTTCGTCTGTCTTGCCCCTCATGGGCTGACTAATAAATAATTTCTTCATAATAATTCTCCTTTCAACAAAACTGCCCCTGCTACATTCCTGTAACAAGGGCCTTGTTTTTAATTCATCTGTTGAAGAAGCTTAGTCAAATCAGTTTTCATCTGTTGTCTAAGGGTTGCGTCTGCATCCGACCACATTTCAGACATGGTACGGATAACATCCTGCGTGTACTCCTTCATTGAACTGTCCATCTTCTGTTTTGAATCTGCATCTTTGGAATCATGGTAATGCCTGCGATTTTCGCTGTATCTGTCGTAGGTTTCGCCGTATCTGGACTGCTTATGGTTCATTCCGTCCATCCTCATATCACTACGGTCTGGATGATAACCCATGCGGTACATATTGCGTTCAAACTCTGGATTGTTCAGATACTCGCCCATCCAGTCATCATCTTCCATGTACAGGTACGGCTTATATCCCATACGACTTCCTTTACCCTTTGGGGCAAATCTGCCATTGGAATAACGATATCTGTCATATCCCATGCGTCCAAGATACTTCTCTTCCTGTTCGCATTCGTCCATAGCTTCTACGATTCTGTAATCTTTATCTGCACAAATTGCACACTTTACAGCTTCCATGCAGTCCTTCAGATCGTCCCAGTCTTGAGCGCTGAGATTATCGAAGCCATGTGTCTTGGCTTTTTCCATAGCCCATTTTCCCATTTCCATTGCAACTTTATGCATTACAGTGCCCCCTTTCTAACAGCCTGTGTAACAGGTGTATCTGCTGTTGGGGCTGTACCATTAATTGCTGTCAAATTGTTACTCGGACTACAAGCCGGATTCCCTAACATCTTGAATACTCCGCCAGTTGCACTTGTAGCTACTCTGGTTGCGTACTTCGTTCTGGTTCTTACGCCGCAAGCCGTAACCTGTGCACAGCAACGATTCTGTAATGGATACAGGGTTGTTCCCGTTCCTATTTGAATCATCACCGGAGCGTTAATCGTAGTGGTTTCTGGTATACTCTGTGCAATCACAATGCAATATTTTTCACCATTGTTATAACTACCTGCTGGAAGTGTAATCACAAGATTACCACCAGTAAATGCAACAGCTTGGCTTATCACAAGACGATTGCAGAGTTTACAAACGTTTTTACAACTCATACTTCTACCTCTCAATCAAATAAGAGGTGAGCCGCAACCCACCTCTTAGAATTAGTCAACCTCTAAGGGTGAGTTACTTAGCAGCAACCGTTGTTGTATCCGTTGCATCCACCGTAGTAGGTGTTTGGATTCGGCACAACATATGCCGGGATGGCTGCCGGATTAATTGCATTGATTAACTGCTGTGTCTGAGATGCCATTGCAGTTGTAAGAAGTGCGCTCTGGCGATCCTGAGATGCAGCACGTTTCAGATCAGAGTTCTCTGCCTGTAATGTTGCAAGCTTATCATTCGTCAAGAAATCAAGAATTGCTCTGGTGTTGCTGTTCTGATTGTCCAGAAGGTCTCTGGTGTTGTTGTTCATTGTGTTCTGAAGAGCACAAGTGTTGGTTGCCAGGTTGTAGTTGACGCCCTGGATAGCTTCTCTTGTTTCACAGCAACAATTTGCTAACTGAGACTGTAATGCATTGGTATTCTGCATACCGGCTACAGTATCAGCATTGATTGCCTGCTGAACGCCATTGAAGCCCTGAAGCATTCCAACGTTCATGCCGTTGAAACCGCTCTGCATGGTATTGTTGAGTGCATATGTGCTGTCACAGATACCCTGCTGAATACCTCTGATACCGTTTTGGATATCGTTAAGAGCGAATCCCTCGTTGATATCGGCACGTGTAGCCCATCCTTGGAAACCTGCACCATTAGCACCATTTCCACCATTACCGCCGAAGCCACCGCCCCAGCCGCCGAAACCTCCCCATCCGAAGATTGCGAAGATCAGTACGAGCCAAATAAGTGAAAAACCATCGCCGCCCCACATATCATTGGCACGGTTATTAGAGCCTGTAGCAGCTGCAATGTCGCTAAGACTGTAATTAGAACCATTCATCATGTTTTTAGTCTCCTTATAAATTATTTACAATAGGAGACATCCGCGGCTGTCATCCCAAATTGTAGCGATTTTAAATCACCCAATCATGGGGAAGTGTTATAATCCAAGGAATTTCTGGATAATTCCATCTGGTGATAAGTGCTTTTCGTTAAATACATTTTGCTGTATTTGATGCAACTGATCTGTATCACCTTTTTTATACAAATCCAAAGCATTTTTTAATGTTGGATTATTTCCTGCAAATTTACTCATATCGTTCATCATGTTATCAACACTTCCGAATCTCTGAGAAATCATTTTTTCAACTTGCTTTTGCATCATGGCGTTTGGGTTGAAGCTCATCTCTGTTTCCCTCCATTCTGTTTGGGTTCCGGTGTTCCCGGCATCTGCGTTGGGAACATGCTCTTTATTTCAGAAATCTCAGAACAAACATCGTTCCGCAGCTGATTAAACATAGCTTCTATGTCAATCGGTTTTTCTTCGGGCTTTGGTTGCTGCTGTTCGTCTGGATCAATAATCCGGTAAACAAAAATTCTGCTTTTTCCGTCTGCCTGTAGTTGCTTTTTATATATTTCTGTACCATCTGTTTTTGGATAATAGACAGGATTCCCGGTCATATCCACATCCTTTGCTTTTACAGTGTCAATACCATCAACCATCTGTCCCGGAAGCATGGCAACCTGTGGCATCTGTTGTACCGGTTGTTGTATTTGTGTCTGTCCATAAGGCATTGCCTGTTGGTAGTTGTTCTGCAACTGTGCCAATCTATCTTGATACGGTTGTACCGGTGTTTGTGGATATGGGTTCAATGGTTGTGGATAATATGGATAAAATGCCATAGTGTGTTCCTCCCATCTCTGTAAGCTTTTCTCTATACTTATATTATAGGGGAGAAACTTAAGTATTTAAACGACACTATTTCGCCATGTTTTCGCCATGATACAAAGAAAAGCCCCGATAGTACATCGGGGCAACTTTAACAATCTTCTTTTTTACTTTTCGGTTTATGCGGTCTATGGTTCTTGGACTATACCCCATAATCTCTGCTGTTTCAAACAACGTTTTTTCCTCATAAACTCTCAACCGGAAAAATTCTTTTTCTCGGGAATCAAACCCGGATTCGCTTAGATAAAACTTTCTTTCATCTTCTGAAAAATCTGTATAATTCATAATCCCACCGCCTCCCTTACAAGTGGAATTGCTTGTTATGCCGGAAAGATACCGCTTAGTGCAAATCCTACGATAGCCCCGATCACGGCTGTGATAACGCAAACAACAATCGTATCATAGCGTTTTGCCGGGGCTTCCATGAGGGATTTTAAATTATCATTCATTTCATCCACTGTATCTTTTATGTGCCCGAGATCATTGTTGTAAAGAACGATTTTGGTCTCAAGCGCATTGATACGTTCAAAAAAAATTCCGTCACGTTTAGAGTGCTTCTCTTTCATTTCGCGAACAACTTTTTCCAATTCTTCTAAGCGGTGTTCGTTAAAGCAATTCTGTTCACATCCCATCGCTACTCTCCTTCACTCTCATTACATTTTTTTGTACTTCTTCCCACCTCATAATGAAGTACCCCAGCAACGCCTGGGAGGAAATGCGTCACGTTCTCAACCTGCTTTTTCTGTCAGATTCCTCTGGCAAAGGGAAAAACGCCGTGATTGACAAATATCTCTGTCTCAGAGTTCCATCCTGCATTTACAGAATTTTCCGAATGAGATGTTTCAAACTCAACTCCCTGTTTCACAAGAAAATAAAGAGCCAAATCGAAAATACAATCATAGCATTTGTCCATATCTTTATTGATGTTTTCTTCCGTATAACTCTCAGGATAATTGCGTTTTTTCTGGAATGACCGAATAGCTCTTTTGACCGCTAAAGGAATCATCCTTGCGGTCAGTTCATCACCTTCCAGATATGTTGTCAGATCGCTTGTAAGCTGTTCGTCCATACCGTTTCACCTACCCTTGCTGTGATATAATTTCTGATATGATACCAGCCTTGTTTGTGGAAGTCAGGGCATAACCATTGTCACTTGCAAACTGTCTCAGTTGAGCCACAGTCATACTGGACAGCTCGTTTTCTGTATACTTGTGTGTAACACTTGCTACAGGCGGTGACTGGCTGTTTTCATCAAGGCTATGCCCGCTTATTCCCCCTTTGTACCGATAACGATACCGCCATTGGCTTTCGGCGCTACCGGAATAAACATACCGGATGCTTTTGTCCAAACAGCAACGGGATCCTGTGTAGCCCACATGGAAAGAGTAACAAAAGAGCGATTCTCTTCCTGGATGAACTGTCTGTATTCATTCTCTTCCGGTGTTGGTCCCCAAAGTCCAGTACCGAAGGAACCGCCTGCATCAGCTTCGTAGAGAGTGAACACATCCTCTTTGAAGTATCTTCCAGTCATCAGAGTTCCGTCTGCTTTTCTGTAACGGAATTTCTCATCACAGCGACCAACAGTGATTCCGTACTCCTGCATGAGCAGATTTGCAAGCTCCTGTCTGGTAAGGAGACGTTTATTCGCAGCTCCCAGAACAGCTGTCTGCATAGCTGTGTTGTTTCTCATGTAGTTGATCATCTTCAGAGATGTGACTGCATTTGTTACTACGTATCCAGAATCCTCGGCTACAGTTACCATTTTCTGAATATCGCCCATGATATCTGCGTCTGCTGCGGACCAGTCGGTAAGATCAACCTTTGCATTACTTGGCACGCCATAATCGATATTCATTTTCACATTGTTTTCATCAATTTTTACCATACCGGTTGAAAGGAATTGGCCTTTCATGATGTTTGCCCTTCCAACAACACCTTCAAACAGGTTTGTCGCATCGTCAAAAACAAAGTTTGTAAGAGTTTCGTCGTCCGGAACACCATTTTCGATAGCTTCCTGGAGGCGCTCGGACTGATTGATTTTCCTCTTGATAAAGAGTTTCTCAGTCAGAACTTTCTCAAATCCCGGTCTGGAACCGATTTCTGCCTCAGTATCAAGAGCATGAACAAATGCTACCTCTGGCAGTCGCTGTCCAGCCATAAGTCTGTAATACTCAGCTTTCCAATACGGTGTTTTTACATCCGGGAAAATGGTATCAAGGATACCTGGTCTCGCTACAGAAAAGTTCTGAGCGAAATTTAATCTTTCTTCTGCTGTGATAGCTTCTAATACATTGTATGGCATAGTAGTTATACCTCCTTAAAATACTGGGTCTGTAGTGGTTACAAAAACAATTCCCTGTGCGGTAAGCTCTGTTTTTGCAGTTTCGTCGACTGTAACCGGAAGTCTCTTTTCAAGGACACGTCCTGCTACGATCACGGAAATTGGTCTTTTAGCATCGTCTGTCATATCAACATCTTCAAATACGATTCCTTTTGCGCCAGTCCCATTTGTTGGATACACGGAACCTGCTTTGATGATTTTTCTGTCATTTACTGCCGTTGCGTTTGTTGCATCTGCGGTGTAAGTCTTAAGAACAAGTCCAACCTCGGATTCGAGAATATTTGGAGTGGACTCATACTGCTTTGTTTTCATAAAAGCCATAATCTAGATCTCCTTTACTTGATTAAAAATTAACCGGTGCGTTGTCGTCCGCCGGTTCGGTTTTAGGGTTCATGCGTGCTGAGTAAGCTTTTGCGTACTTAGCTGCTGGACTATCGTTGTCATCTTTTTTCTGTCCCTTGTCTGGATTTCCGCCACCTGGATTCGGAGTATTATCAAGAACTGATTTCTCCCATTCGGATTTTGCGTTATCCAGAGCTGCTTTATTTGCTTCGGAAATTCCATCAACAAAAGTTTTGACTTCCTTCATTACGTCTTCAGACTTATCTGCCGGCATAGAGGAAAATGCTTTGATAGCGCTTGCATAGGTTTCTGTGGAAAGTCCCGCATTAGCGAAAGCAGACGTAATCTCACTGGAAAGTGCTTTCCTGTTAGATTCAGCAAGTGCTTTTTCCAGGTCGGAAATCCTCTTTTCGTTTTCTGCTTTTTCCTTCTGCCGCTCTGCTTCTTGTCTTTCGGCATCCGTCATATTCTGGGCTTTCAAATCATCCAGTTCCTTTTGAAGGTCATCTGCTTTATCAGCTTTTTCTTTCAGAGAAGTGTTCTTCTCTTTTACTTTCTTTGTCTCTGCTTCAACAGAATCAAGATATTTAGTCACCTGCTCTTCAGACGGTTCCTCGATTCCAAAGCCGATAAGTACCTGTTTTGCCTGTTCTCTTGTCATAGAAATCTCCTTTCTTTCAGACCATCACACTTTTTCACACGGTTCGCTCCGCACATGATCTGCACCCGATTTACGCTCACGGGCTGTTGCATTATTTTTGTGTATTAAAAAAGGAACCTTGGATGTCGCTCCTTGGTTCCTTTGATAATTGAATTTACGAGTTTTGATTGATAGCCGAAGAATTTACCGTTGAATCAATTTCAGTCGAATTCTGACCGTTTTTATCAATCAATTGTTGTGCTTTTTGCATTTCTGCGTCTGGGTCTGCCAGTTCGGGATATACAGTTCCCAAGTAAGGCAAACTCATCTCGTATACCTTTTGCGGATCACTGAAAAGTCCGCAGGTAATCAGCGCAATCAGCGGATGAATTTTATTCTTAAACAGATAGTCAAGAGCCTGTGCTTTGACAAGCATGTTATCTGTCGGGTTTCTGGTTATCTTTACATCAAAATCTCTTGTTGAGATTGAAATATCCTTTGTGGTCTGTCGGATGATATTCAGAATGATTCTGGCACTTGCTTTCTCAGCCTCCCGGATAAATGGTTCATCCAGTTTTGCTCTGCGCTCTGCAAAGTCCCATCCATTTCTGAGATATACAGCTTGACCGGTATCGCCAGACGATTGTTGCTGCCTATCCGGCATTCCCTCAACAATAAGCATGTTGCTGTAGATATCGTCTTTTGCAACTTGACTTTCTGTTTGATTTAGTTCAGCGGTCATCAGGTCAACATCTGACTGGCAACCATTTCCAGTATCCTTTACAGAGATAGCGCCGAGCTTAATCATTTTCAAAAATTCGCTTTCATCAATCTCACAGTTCTTAAACTTCATAAGGGCTTGAACGAACTGTTCTACGCCATCCATCCTGTTTGACTGCATGTTGTTCATAGTGTCAAACATGGTTATCGCAATCTCGATATCAGAAAGACGATCGTGGTTATTCGGGTACTCAACTACCGGGATGCCACCAAAACCATTGATGCCGGTTTTTGTAATCTGTCCATTCTGAATCTCGAAATATTGTTTTGCTGAAAAGCATAAATAATACTGCTGTTCGTTTTCATCCTTAAGAATCTGCACTGAGAGCATTGGCTTTCCGTTCTTACGAGAGTAAACAATATAGCAATCGCTAGGATATGGTATAAAAATGTTGAATGGAGAAATATCACTGTTGCTCGTCCAATCATCCTCTTTTAGAATAGCTTTATATGCAGTTCCTACGGCACTCTGATAGGTTCCAAGTTCAATGTTACGTGCTTCTGCATTTGCTTCTTTTAAGTAATCATTGAATAAATCGACCTGTTTATTCACCCGTTCTGTAGCCCTGCTCTTTTTACATACATACTGAATAGGTTCTCCATATGTCTGAGATGATTTAAAGCGAACAACTTCAAGTGCATGATTTTCACACACTCGGTTATTAATTTCCGGACGAACCAACTTCTCTCTATAAAGGATCGGCTGATCTCCTTTGTAGTACCGGTACAAGTAATCGATCAAAGTTCTGTTTCTGTTATGAATGCCGATTGTATTAGAAATAACTTTTCTGACATTTGCTGTTGTAATCTGGCTTACACCGGTATAGGCAATTTTGCGGCCAAACTCACCCCGGCATAAGTCAATGAAATTCATTTTATTTCTGCCCACTGCCTACACCTCCCATTTTGGGGCATTAAAAAAGCACCGGATTGCTCTCCGATGCTCGTTTTACAGGTTACATTATATTATACATAGAACATATGATTCCATATTAAAACATATTAACTTTCAAAATGCTTTTGTTTCCGCAAAGCTTCAATGGCTTTTCCATGGCAGGAACGGATATGCTGTACGGAATATCCCATCTCGTCTGCGACCGTGACCAGATTTTTAAATTCTATGTATCTCTTATGAAGTAAGGATGAGTACATAGAGTTTTCCATATCATTGATATCTCCGGAAACTTTCATTTGCAATTCTGCCAGTCCCTTGACATCAGATGCTATTTCCTGCTGCAACTCAACGATTCTGGTTACAGCATCACCAACACGGTCTTTTCCGCCGGAAGTCTGCACTTTATCTCCATTCGAAAACGAAGATATACTGGTTGCCAAAAGCCTTAAGCGGTATTCTTCCTGTATCTTATTCTGTATTTTTCTATCAGAATCTTGCACTTGCTCAAGATATTGTCGTGTATTCATCTCATTCTCCCTCCCCATAATGGATTCTGCATTGCTGTCGCTTTACCGCCTAATGGATTTTGTGTGTACTCAGCCATCATAGCCAAAGAATCGATTCCATCATCATGTGGTACTTTTGCCCTAGTAGTGTACGTAGTTACATTAGCCATAAATAATCCGTAATCAGACTTTGCTTTGTACTGACTTGGATGCAGAAAATAAAAATGTTTTGCTATATAGTCCGAATTTACGAGAATCTTTGTTTCTTTATTTGCCGACGTTGGTTTTGTCTCAATTTCAGCTCTGCACTTTCCAGTAATCATTTTCTGAATATTGTGTGCCACGCGGTTTCCGACATTATTTGATTCGAAACGAATCTTATGTGGGTTATGTCTTATCAAAATATCTGCTGTCTTTCTATCCAGAATGTCATAGTCTGTAGTGTCATCAAACACCACATCAGGAAAGAAAAATTTATCTCCGTATTGGTATGCAATCGGTAATGATTCGAAGTCAGTTCCTTTATCTTTTGTATCGCATACCGCCCATATTGCATCTGCATCTTTATCTGGAATGATGATGTATTCATCCGCGCATCCATCCGGCACGTCTTCTTTACTGAAAAAGAATCGTTTTAATTTATCTGGCGGTAATAATAATCCCTCACGTTCTACCGGTTGTTGCTGATAAAGACAGTTGTAAGAAATTTCATCCATTGATTCCTTAGCATCATTGAAATATTTCTCGGAGAATCCATTTACCGTAAACAGAAAATTACTCTTTCCATTTTCATCAAGTGCTGGCACTGCAATAAACCTTGCCCGTGGGTTTCCGGCATACAGTTGTTGCAGTTTTCCAATAGGGTCATGTACTGACCATCTGGTGGCAATATAAAACTCTTTGCATCCCTCAAGTCTACGGGAACGTAAGTCATTTACCACTTTTGTCCATAAGGTATCAAGTCGGTTCTTATTCAAAGCTTCTTCAATACCAGACACAAGGTCATCGGCAGTAAGAAATCTATTGCATCTAGTGGCACCAGTCAAAGAACCATCAATAGAACGAAATGTCCATGTCTTAAATCGTCCGTTTCTTTCGAGATTGACTGTAGTTTCCTTTGCATTTGTTCCTTGAATTTTTACGTTTGGGAATATTTCATGCCACGTGTATTCCACGGGATCATTGATAATTTCCAGAACGCCATCATAAAGGGAACGTGTCAAAATGCTACTGTGTGCCGAAGACAGGTTAAAGTCATTCGGGAACCATCCACCTACCAATGATAAAAAGAAATCTTCCAGAGTACTCTTGCCACAACCCGGAGGTACGCTTAATGCAAATATATCTAATTTGTCATCCATCAGGTCTTGCAGTGACCCTATGATGTTATGATGTAAGAACACATTTCTTCGTGGTTCGTAGAATCGTTCTTTCGGGATTCGGTTCTTTTCAAGGTAAAGGAGTCCGCTGTCAACCTGATAGTTCTGTGCTTCCAACAGCAAACACTGCCAGTAGATATCATCAAAATTACCGCTTCCCGTCAGTGCAGCTTGTCTTGCGGCTACGTTATGAGTATACTTACTTACTTTTATTGCCATTTGCTGTACTTCCGGATTCTCCGTAAACGGTAAATCAATGTTCATGTTTAACAACAGATCAAGGCAGTCTTTCTGATTCTGGTAAACAGACATATCTCCGCTGATGATTTGATTTAAGACTGCCCGATACCATTCAAATGAGCCTTCTGTAATTTTTGACATAAAAATAGAGCCAGACCTCCTTTCTTTTAGGATTTAGTCTGGCTCTCATGTGGCTCTCTGACTGATTATTTATTCTTTCTTCTTTTTTGTTTTTGCAGATACTTTCTGTATTTGCGACTGTATTTCCGAAGAATCAAGTCAAGCATAATGCTGTTCGTCTGTTCTGTATTTTCAGGCATAGTTGTGAGATACGGATAATCTTCTCTATCATCTACTAATGTCTTGAAAATTAAGTCTAAAGCAAACTGAGCGCTGATAGGTGGGTCGCACAGTTCAAAGTCTTTATCCTTGTACCACTCATCAATCTTCTTTTGAAATCCATCAAAGGATATATCTTCGTTCCATATCATAAATTCACCTCAGTCTGGAATCCCTAATTGTTTGTAAGTAAATACCGCTGTATACTTCTTCCCACACTTGCAGCAAGTTTCCGTAATGGTACAGGTCTTTTCTTTATCGTCGCACTCTGAAATAGCTGAATCCCGGAATCTACATCCACCTGTCAAAATACATTTAATCCGTTTTGCGTTCATCTGGATATCTCCTTTCTTTTGGGATAGGCTCATTCATATACATGCATTTCCATTCAGGAATTTCTTCTGATGTTGAAGAGACTTCAGAAGATTTATTCCAGCGGACAACCATAATAGCATACTTGATTCGACCTATTTTATAATCTGGAAAGTATTTCTTGAGTTTTGAATAATAGAAGAACGATGTAATAAATGTTTTTATCTCCCTCATACATTCACCTCGAATAAATTTACATTATTTTCTAAACCACCAAATATGTTTATCAAGAATATCTGCTTTTACATCACCATCAACATAATATTCACACCCATCACCTGCAAATTCTGCCGGTGTTGTAAATTGTGGTATTCCATCTGGTTCCAATATGACACACGCCTGTCCAGAAATATATCTTGTTACAACGGCTGGTTCGCTACGCCACCAAACTTTTCTTCCGATAACATTTTTATCAAAATCAATTTCATTCAAATTCATTGGATGATCTAAAAAATCATTAATCATGCACTTCGCACGTTCAATACTGCCTCTTACATCACAGAATTTTTCACCGTTTCTGGTTATAAACACGTTTCCAATTGTTCTTGCTTCAAATTCATCGTGTCTGTATCTTGCATGATTGTAAGGCGCATAATTTATGCCCCAACATACAGGCTCTCCATTGAATTGAACAAGATTCTCACAACTTGGTTTTTCATTTCTTGGATAAGCCCATAAATTGTTATTTCCGTATTTTCCACCGATTGTATGTATATAACCTTCTATTAAAACGACAAAATACGGTTTCCTATTAATTACTGTGTCCCAGTCCATTTGACGCATTTTTAATTTGGAAATGTCTGTATCTCTATCAATTAGCTTAATACTCTGCATTTAATACTTCCTCCAAGTTTCATACATTTACCTCAAACTCTTTCTTACAATTGCTACCCTTGCACTTCAATTTAAGATGCTGAATTTTTGTCTCTGGGCTAATCAGAAGTGCTTTCTTCTGACAAAAAGGGCAACAATACCACAGTTTGCCATTGATGTTCTTTATTAATGCCCGTCCGTCCCACGGCTCTGGTGGGTTCATTACCTGAGAGAAATCTATCCCCTCAGATTCAAATGCTGATTTAATGCTCATTTTGCTTTTACTCCTTTTCGACAAGCAATTCTGCGTATTTTGTGAATTCCGTGCATTTTTAAATAGTTATTGGATACAATATATTCGCCTCTTACCTGGATTCCATAAATCAACATTTTATTCTGAGACGTATCATAGAATGGCTTTTCCAATATTATTTTTTCGGACACTATTTTGTCGCACCCATATTCACATTGTAAAATGTTAACAAGCCATTGTTCGTTTGATTGCTGTGTTGCAAAAGCACTATTAAAAAAAGATCTGTGTCTAAATATAATATGTATGATTCCTTTCGGTGGTATTTCTTTCTTCAATACTTTTTTGATTGTTTTGATTCTTACGCTTGTTGCAATTGGAAACTCCCATGTGTTCAATGGAATTATTTCTTTGATTTTAATTATCCCGTCTAGCGTTTCAAATTCTTCCATATCAACTCACCCCGTGAATCTTTCTTAGATTTGCATATCGGTCGACCATTACATCCAATGCAGTCTGAAGCTGGTTGATTGTGATACAATCGGACTAGTGCTGGTTTTTGTATTTCACTATTTCTTTCGGTGCATCACAGAACGGAAGATCTATGGTTTCATCTTTCGCCCATGCAGCTATTTTAATGACTTTATTAGCACGATCGAGATCTTCGTGCGTCTTTCTGTTTTCTTCTGCCGCTTTGGCAAAATCTCTTGCCAGCTCAATCTGGTATTCTTGTAAATCCAAAATTTTATGCTGCTTTTTCTCGCATTCTTCAGACAACCGGACAACTTCTTTCTTTAGCTGATCTACCGTCCAGTTCTTCATATCTTCAATCCTCATGGCATCCTCCCTCAAATCTTGGTAAATATTTCCATGTCGTAGTTATCACGGATATAATCCACGCATTCAGACAGTTTTTCTCTAACAAATTGATCGTTTGCAACATCTGGATGTATGTTCAATACGCAACTATCTTTTTTACCGTCTTTCTGGAATTTCTTCCAGTCAAATGTCATTATGAACAACGGAATCCTTGTAAGATTCTTTGTCTTATGCCTTATGTATAGATTGAAAAGTTTCTTAATCATGGCGTTCTCTCCTATCTTGTAGACCACGTAACTATTTTATTCTTGCACTGCGGGCAAATAATGTATTTAACAGGTTTCCGATAAGTTTCCATAGTTGAGGCGATATCTTTTTCGTATTTTGTCTCTACGTCTTCATTTTCATCATAACTCAATAACGCACCGCACTTATCGCAAGTTACTTCTTTCTTTGTTCCCGGTTTTAATATTTTAATCATGGCAATTCTCCCTTTTTCATCAAGCTGTCTTCTCAAATAGATCAAGAATAAACTCACGGCCCATCTGTGCGATTCTTCTATGGTAGATTACCTTTCCAGAATCCAGAACTTCCTGTTTGATTTCCTCATATCCGCAGTCACTATAGTTGGAGTACATTAACCACGTACCGTTTACCTGATACTGTATCTTTTTCTCTGCCAGAATCCGGTTTAGCTGCATTGCTGATTTCAACCCCAATTCTTTAGCAATTTCAGTAATGGTATATGTTTTGTTGACGTGCATCAGGATAGCATTCTTTCTCTCGGCTTCTACTCTTGCAGCACGTTCCTCTTTCAGTTTGGTCAGAATCTCGATGCCGAAGTCTGGATTGTTTAGGATGTTATCAATCACATTGTCCGTAGCATATATGCCATGCTTACGGATAGTCTTCAGAATCTCTTTGACTTCTTTCTTGAACTGCTTTGCGATCGGCTTTCTAGACTGCATCAGGACTTCATAAAGTCCGTTCTCGGTAAGCATATTCATTTGCCTGTTCTGACCTGCCCTAAGGATTGTTGAGACCAGCTTTTCATCATCGTCAATTCCTCTAAGCATTTCTGTTACGTTACTGTGTTCAATCCAATCCGCAACATCATTCGCCACAAACAGTGGTTCCTCTGCTGTTCCGTAAACCTTAAACTGTTTTCCTAACACTTCCTGCTCATTTAATACCTTCAGTTCGTTCATTCTTCATTCTCCCTTCCTTATGTTTCATTTGACATTTCAGCATCCCTGCTATGTTACATCGTTCACATTTAATCCCATGCCCTTGCCGAAACAATTCGCACTCAAGAATATTTCCACATTTGGAGCATTCATCGTTGATTTCTTTACCGAATACTTTCATTCCACATCTCCGTATATCAGTAGTTTAATAAGCTGCTCTTCTGTAATTTCTTTTGCGTTAATTCCAAGTTCTGCAATCCCTTGTAGTGATGAACAATATAAGTCTTTAATTTTTCTCAATCGTGCTTCAAATGGTTTATTGCTCTGCAAGAAAAAATCAGCGCTATTGCGAAGTGCTCTGCCCCTACATGGGTGGTTTAAGATAAATGTTCCGACAACGCATTTATCTGTCTCCAGCACGTATCTTTTTCTGTCGAACCGTACTATTGATATATCACTACGTGTTTTATCAATTAACCATGTCAAAAATTCGTGAGCATCTTCATAATTAATTGCCATATACAGCACTGATATTTTACTCATTTTCAATGTCTCCCCAACATTCACAACTGTCATCCAAGCATCTGAAATCTGCACAATGTTCGCTGTCGCTATTACAGCAGACACCTTCTTCCAGTGCGTACCATTTGCATGTGCAACAATGATCTTTTTCCATAATGTTACTACCAAAAAAAAATAAAAAAAGTCCGGCGGGTGGACTTGAACCACGCATCGTCACCCAACGTGAACCACCGGAACCAATCAGAAGGTAAATTTGAGCATTTTGGAAATGCTTTCCGGTAATGGCAATTTACCGGAATCGGAAAGGCAGGAATCGAACCTGCGACACATGACTTGTAAGTCACTGCTCTACCACTGAGCTACATTCCATGACGCCTGTCACGGTCAATTGTTCTAATGAAAGAGCAATTGGGTTGAGTTCCACATTCATAGAAAGAAGGTATATTGAGAATTTGCTTTAATCCGCTGAACGATAGACGGATTAATTGCAGGAGACGGATTTGAACCGCCGTTCTCAAGGGTATGAACCTTGCGAGATTCCGCTTCTCCATCCTGCCTTAACCCGGTACAATCCGGGTTAGCAATAGGTTTATCGTGTTATGCTTTCCACTAGACTGTTTTCATCCGTGCCAGTCCCACGGAGTTGTTTCGGAGGATTATTCCTGAAAAGTCTCTTGAAAACTCCCTGTCGTCAACGTGCACTCATTGGCGACATATTCAACTCAGAGACAGAACCGAACGGGAAGTTGTCTTTTCACTCCGGCTACGCTGTTACGTACCTTTTGAAAAACAACCCACATACACACATTCGGCAGTTTTTTCTATCCACAAAACGGATGGACAGCTTTGGGAGAAATGGAAGCTCTGGGGTTCGAACCCAGGACCGACCGGTTATGAGCCGGTTGCTCTAACCAACTGAGCTAAGCTTCCTGAGTAGTAAAAAGATACAGGGTCGATGTGATATCTGTCTTTTTAGTACTGTTGCAGTTCTTTACCACCAGCTGCAACAAAGGTTAAAACCACCCGGAACGTTTGACTGTTCCTTTAGTCATCGCCGTTGCGATAGGTGGTTAAAGGGTATTTCGTTAAAAAAAGGAAAAAGAAAATCCAATCTGCACCAAGAAAAAGATATAAACTCGATGCAGAGCTGCGCATGTGGGATTCGAACCCACGCATAACGGAGTCAAAGTCCGGTGCGTTACCGCTTCGCCAATGCGCTATGTTGCGGCAGTCGCTCAACCCTGCCGCACGTGATATACTTCAAAAACACCATTGCTATATTTATGTTTAT